CTCTCCCCCATGAAAAACATGTGTTTTTCCAGGAGACAAAAGAAGATAAGAAAGCTGGAGAGCAGTAGGCAAGTGGGGGAGAAAATACATAAATACTTTAGTATTTCGCCCATAGTGTCTAAGATAATAACGATTAACGTGGACAGTTATTCTTTGAGACGGGCTCCATCATAGAATATAGCATACTATATTCTACAAGACTATCTTAGATTATATTTTTGTGTTATATGTGTTGTAAAAAGTTACAAAAGTACTTTATGGGTAGAGATGTAGGATATACCCTACCCATATCGTAGAAATACACATTTACTGAAATTGTTAGTGTTGTAATAATTTACAACTATTTACCTGCTAGGGTTCTTAAATTAGCAGTGAGTTTATCTTGAGCAGACATACCACCACCGAATGCAGAAATCATACCACCAATCTTAGATAATAGGTTTTGGTTGTTTTGACCTAATAGACCTTGGACTGATTGTAAGATATTACTAATATCTCCACCTGGGTTCATTGCTGCTTGAGATCCTTCAGGTGCAGCTTGTGCATTACCACCTGCAGTGTTAGTAGCAATTTGTCCAAGCAAGGAAATGATAGCTTGTAATAACTGCATAATTTGCTCTGGTGTTAGACTACCAGTAGATGGTGCTTGTGTTACATTGATATTAGCTGTATCTCCTGTAGATTGAGATGCTTGTTTTTGTGCATAGTATGAAGACACACCAGACAATACAGAATCCCAGATACTAGAACCTTTACCATATTTAGATTTCTTTTGCTGTTTAGCATAAGCAGCTGCAGCTTTAACAGCAGCATTACCTTCAATCTTAATTTGTTTAGATTTACTAATACCTTTAGCTCTACCGTATTTACCAGCACCATAATCTAATGAAGAGTCTCTAAGAATATCGGCTTGTGATCTTGTAGCACTACCTGTAGCAACAGCACCTTGTCCATCACCACCAGTAGCGATATAACCATTGATATTCTCAGCACCAAAGTCACTAGCAATATCACCTTTAACGATAAGGTTTTTACTGGAAGAGTTACCCCAATAACCACCTTTACCGTCAGCAATAACTACGTGGTCAGCTTCAGCATCACTAGTCAAAGTATTTATTAATGCTACGTCACCTTCATTACCACCAGCAGATGCAGGTTTAAACGAATAAGGTTTATTTTGTTTAGCCTCTTCTTCAGCAGTTGGTACGTACATATTGATTTGTTTTACACCAGCTTGCTCTAAATACTTATTAACGAATGTACTACAACCGTTATTACCATAGCCTTGGCTATTAACCATAGAGTCAGCCCAGTTAGAAGCTGCTTTAGTGTTACCGCCACCAACAACTCCACCGAATGCACCACCAGCTCCACCAGAAGCGCCTCCTGGAGATCCGAAGAACGCATTGTATGCTTGAGTGATCTTATCCCCAGTATCACCGAAGATAGCTTTCATTAATAGATTACTTTGTCCGCCACCAGCACCACCAGCTGCACCTGCAACTCCACTAACGACACCACTGGAAGAAACGTTACCATTAGAACCAGCGATTGCACCATCATTAGCATAAGCCTCTTCAGCCCAGTCTAAACGTTTTTGAATCGCTTCTCTACTATCACTAGATATTTCGTATTCTTTATGGAATAGATATGCTGCATCAGCTGCACTAGCACAGTTATTCAAGCTATCAGTAAGACCCATTTTATTACATTCTTGAGCAATGTAAGAACATTGTACACCTGGGTCGGATGAGGATTTGCCATTAGCTTGAGCAAAATCAGCCAAACCTTGTTGGCGACCAGCATCTGTCCATTGACATAACCCATAACCTGTTGAACCGTTTACTGTGATTTCTGAAGCAGTTCCACCACCTTCAACGATATTAGGAGTTAATCCAGATTCTTGCATCATGTTACCAAGGATACCACAAGCAGCAATCTTATTAAAACCTACCTGCATAAGCATTTGAAGAAGTTGTGGACCAGCGCCACCAGCACCTCGACCGAACTTACCAAAGCCCCACCGAGGAATGAATGATTTACCCATACCATGACGACGAAGAGCATTCTTAGAACGTCCTCGTTTACTAATACCAATAGCAGTATCAGTATTATTCAATACACTACCCAATGGATAACGTAAGTTATCACCAGGTTCTTCAGGGTCTTGAATAGTTACTGTATTAGATCTTGGATCATATCCAGTAGCAGTTACATAGTGAGGGTTAGGACCAAATGGATGATCAGCAGATAAGTTACCATTACGGCTCTTACCTGACAATACTACAGAACCACCACTCATCAAGCTATCGGCTACACCAGACTTAGATAAGTTAGATGCGTCCATACCTTGAGATCTAGCATAAGAAGTAAAGAATCCTGGTTTAGTACCATCATTAGATTCTTTATAACCATTCTTAGCGGCATAGTTTACCGCAGATACAGGATCTACACTACCCATACCATGTTTAGCAGCTAAGATAGCATTAACTCCAGCTATTGGACCACAACCAGAATCTCCGATTGTTTGACCAGAAGATTCATTAGAGTTTTGATATGGTAAGTTAGCAAACGTTGGGTCAGTTTGCTTGAAGAAACCACCCATACCGTATTTACCTTGACCAGTCTTAGAACCTTGGTTGCCGATAATACGTTGGCCGATAGACATTAGACCATTCTTAGCCCAAGTTAAATTATTATCTATACCATTCTTTACGTAGTTATACTCATTAGCAGCTTTATCAGCTAAAGAGCTAGCACCATTTTTCAAGAATGTCCAAGCATCACCTGCAGCTTGAGTTACTTTACCAGGAATAGAACCAAGATCGATACCTTTGGATTTAAGCCATTGGTTTGCACCTTGAACCATATCACCTAAGAAACCAGTAACTTTACCGACAGTGTCTTTTACTGTAATACCAACAGCTTTCATACCATTGACTACTAATTCACCAGCTTTACCAAACATGGTCAAGATAGGTTGAGCTTTTTGAGACAACCACTCAACACCAGTCATGGCTTTACCACCAATGTATAATAACTCATTACCTATAGCATTAGTTGCCGAAGACGCAGCATCTTTAGCTTTATCCCATACATATTGAGCTTCATTGGAAACTTTACCAGCAAGATTAGCGGCTACACTCTTGACAGTTTCTTTAGCACTATCAATTTTATCACTAACCCAGTCTTTAGCATTACTTAATGCATCTTTAGCTTGGTCTAATAGACCTTTAGAGAAGATATCATTATATTCTTTAGCTGTAGAGATTTTAGATGGAGCACCTTTAGGGTGAGTATCAGGATTATCATTGTATTCTTGAATACGACGTTTGATATCATCACGGAATGGAGTCATATCATAGAATAGACCGCTTAATACGTTAAAGATATCTTGTTCATCGATAAGATTCAATAATAGATTACTGATAATACGGGAAGCACCTGCTATAATTTTAACACCAGTATCTACATTAGCATCGTAAGCTACATCGGCGATATTATACCAATCAGTTACACCACCAATGATACCAGAGATTATATCAGCAGCAATCCATACGGCACCGACACCAGCACCAACGGCTAATGCTTTAGATGCTAATTTTACAATAGCACCACCAGCACGTTTAACTAAAGTACCAGCAACACGTTTACCAGCTTCACCTGCCATCTTAGCAATACGACCAGCAGCTTCTTTATTAGGCATTACACTAGTAATCTTATTGAGCATGGAAGTTACACCATTGGAAACCCAATTAAAGATTTTACCAGCTACACCTTTAGTAGACTCAGCTGCTTTTGTAGCTTTATCTGCAACTTTAGAAAGCTTAGATTCATTCTTGGTAGCTTCTTTAGCTACATCAGTAGCAGTATCAGATGCACCACCACCAATTTTATCCCAGGCTTTACCCATGACATAATCGGTAGCATACCATTGTGCACCTTCCATAGCCATATCACCGACTGAGAAGCCTTCATCAGCCATTTGCTGTGGATCCATACTTGGCATATCTTGATTTCCTGTCATAGGAATATTGCCATCCCCAGACATACCATAATTAGGTACATTAGGATCCATTTCTACAGGTTCAGCTGCAGCTGCAGTCATAGAATTCATAGCATAATCTAGACCCATAGTTGCAGCAATAGAAGCAGCAAGTTTAGTTTTAGGGCCACCAAATTTACTAAAGAATGATGCAAGTTTTCCTTTAGGTTTTCCACCACCAGGTTTCTTACCAGGACCTTTACCACCAGGAAGATGCCCAGGTGATAAATCACCACTTAATCCCATATTCTTAGCCATTTGAGAGTAAGGACCACTACGTGCCATCATTTCCATAGCAGCAGCTGCACGAGTCATTGCATTAGCAGCAATAGTCATCTCAGTTTCAGTCTTCTTAGAAGATCCTCTAAACCAACTGAATAGACCTTTACCCATAGAGAAGATAGTCTTACCTACGTTAACTAGAGGCCATACTGCTTTAGCCATAAGACCACCAACAGCAACTGTACCAATTAACTTAGATACTACACCAACTTTAGGGTCAGTGATAAAGTCAGCCATACTAGAGAATAGGTTCTTAGTTATTTGAGGAATAACTTCAGTGACTACAGAAGAGATAGAATCAGCAATAGGTTTGGAATTTTGTTTTACAGCTTCGATAATAGCAGGCATAGCTTTGATTAATTGTGGAGCAAATAGCCCTACAATACCAGCACCAGCAACACCTTTACCTAGGTTCATTAACAAACCACCCATAGATCCACCAAGACCTACGAGACCAGCTAATGCACCTTTAAGCTTACCAAAGATACCACCTTTATCTTTGTCTTTCTTCTTATCGTCTTTGTCACCTTTCTTATTGATAGCACCTTCTAATTTTTCAAAACGTTCATCTTCACGTTTCTCTTTAGCATCGGCTTCTTTCTTAATATCGCTATTAGATTCAGTATCAGCTAATTTAAAACCACCATCAGTAGTTTTAACTACTTCACGTCCTTGAGCATCATAATACTTATCACCAGACTTAGTATAGCCAGATGGTAAAGATGTATCAGCAGAAGCAGCATCAGCTGGAGTAGCAGTACCACTCTTATCTATCTTATACTCTCTCATGATATCATCATTGATAGGTTTACCAGAATAGATAAGACTAGCGATATTAGCTAATTGAAGATTCATCTTATCCAAGTATTGGACAGATGTGCCCATAGCTGTAACTATCTTGTCATTAACTTTGCTTTCAGAACCAAGTAAAGTATCAGTATCACGTTCACTAAGCTCACTATTAACTGTAGACAATACATCATTAGTTGTACTTCTAGAGCTTAAAGAACCAGCTTCAAGACCAAGAGATTTTTCAGTTTCTGCTTGAATCTTAGCACGTTCTTCGGCAGATATCTTTTGCATATCAGACATAGCTGTAACTTCATCGTATGTCTTTCTTGCTTCTTTTAATAAGAATTCTTCAGACTCTGCAGGCAATCTATGGTCTGTGATTATTTTCTTAATCTTAACCCAAGGTTCACCTTTCTCTAGAGCTATAGCAATATCATCGGCACCTTTCTTAGTCCAACCATTTTCTAGGTCACGTTTGTTACCATAGAATCTTTCTCTAGCAGACTTAATAGTATCGACTTTATGCTCATGAACTTGGTCACCGTCTAGCATAGCATATAATGAATTACGGTAAGTATTTAACTGACCAGCTGTCATACCAACTAGCTTAGTATCCATGTCTTGATATTTATATCCGTCTAATCCACGTTCTTTACCACGTTCTAGACGCTCTCTAGCAGACATACCAAGAGCCGCACCTAAACCTTGCATTTGTTGACGGTCAATAAGTCTATTACCGGCTTCACCTAATACACCAAAACCAGAAGTAATCTTACCTTTAACCCATTGAGCACCAGCTTTGACAGGTTTGAATAATGAACCTAACCAACCAGTGACTTTAGATTTTAATGGTTTAATCACATCAGTTTCTAGTTTATGCATAAATGGTCTACCAACTGTAGACTCAATAGCTTTTCTCCAAGCACTACCGATTACATCCATAATACTTGTTTTACGCCAAGCCATTTTGATTTCACCCATAAGCCCTTTAAATAAAGTAGCTGTAGGTTTTACAATAGCAGTACCAATCCAACCCTTCTTGGTATCTGTAATGGATTTAGCAAATAACTTGATAGGAGAAGTAAGCATAGTTTCAATCTTACCAACTACACCACCACGACGTTTACCATCAAATCCACGTTTACCTAGCATGAAGTTTTGGAATTTATCAGAAGTGAGTAATAAGCTACCACCAGCACCAAATGCTAAGTTAGTAATTAAACCACCTGTAGGGTCTAATGCTAAACCAGCAATAGCACCAGGAAGCATAGTCTTATAAGACTTCTTCAAGAAAGCTTGTTGTTTCTTAGATAAGATACCATTATTGGCACGACCAATAATACGACCATCTTTATCTTTTAACTGAGTACCGAATAATTTATCAGAGATAGTTTGGTTATTCTTAGCGAAGCCAATAGCAGCACCAAGCATAGCACCACCAACAGGACCAAAGCCAGTTAATAAACCAGCTACAGAACCTACGGTACCCCATGCACCCATATCAGGAAGATATTTCTTCATTAAGGCTTGTGTCTTACGAGAGAATACACCACCTTGACGAGTACCATCTTCACCAATTTGACCAAATAACCAACCTTTGACAGTTTCAGATTCTCTTAAGATATTAACAGAAGCACCAGCTAAGCCACCAATGATAGTACCAATACCTGGAGCAAATAAAGTACCAATTAAAGCACCAGCACCACCACCAGCTATACCTTTACCAGCAAGCTTAGCAGGGTTCATGAACAAGTCACGGTCTTTTTCATTCCAGTTTTTAAATGCTTCAGAACCAAATGTTTCTTTAATCATATCACCGATACGACCAAAGCCATCTTTCCATAAGCTATTTAATTTACCACGAGCAAATTTACCAGCTTTACCGAAAGAAGATGTACCATCAGCATGAGATAAGATCTCTTGGCCATCACCATCAATAAATCTACGTTTTAGTTTATTTTCCTCATAGCGATCTTTACTACGACTAGCTTTATCTCTATCAGGATTAAATGGATTTTGATCAGCTGGGATAATAGCTTCACCAGGAGATACTGTAGTCAAAGCATAATCAGGCACATTTAATGTACCATTATAGTTTTGATTTACTTCAGCTTTATCTTCTTCATTCTCTACGGACTTAAATAGACGTTTAGCTTTATTAATACGCTTCTTGATACTATCTGCTTCTTCTTTTGTAGCAGCAGTTTTAAGTGCAGCTTCTAGTTTATTCATAAATACGCCACGAGATTGCTTAGATTGAGAAGCAATCTCCATTTCAGTATCTTCTTTGAATAAATCTTTCTTTACAGAAGCAAATTGCTCTTTGAATGAACCAATAAGCCCATCTTTAGAGTCTTGTAAAGCACTAGTAAATTCATTTTGGTCATCTTCATCAACGAATCCACCAAAGAATTCTTTACCTTTACGCCATGCTTTCTTAGCTTTAGCTTTAATAGGGTTGAGAAGTTTCTTCTTTAAAGTATCAACTACAGAGTCAAATGTCTTATCTAATTGATAAGCCATACGATTAAAGAAACCAACTATAGGTTTACCTTCTTTATCTTTAAGACCTGTATCTTGTTTAAAGAAGAATTTATAGATATGCTTATCAACCATACCTACAGCACCAGCTACTACACTACGTGGAGATTTATATAGTGCTTTAAGTACGTTTTTAAACTTATCAGCTGCTGTAGCATCAGTATCACTAAATATCTCATCTAAGATATTATTAGGATCTGGTTTTAACTCATCTGGATCGTTGTAACCAACGTCATCCGCTGAAGCAGCCCATTGATCAGCATCACCAAGTATGGGACCCTCTCCGTCTTCTGAAGAGCTTTTAGATTTAGACTCTCCGCTAACGTGAGCTTTATTAGTATTAGAGCCTCTCTTATATTTAGCTTTAGCTGGTTTCTTACGTTTACCAGCTCCACCAAATGAAGCACCAGCTCTAATAGATCTAAGTTCTTCCCAGATATTCTTCAAGTAATAGATTGCACCATTACCATCATCATCTGTCAATAAACTTACACCAGATAACTTACCACCAGAACCAGTTTTACCAGCAAACTTTTGAGATCCATCGAATAGCTTAAGCATAGTATCATGTGGGGTATTCTCGATAGAATGCATCATACTATTGAAGTTGGCCATAGCATCATGAATCTCTTTAGCTGCTAAAGACATATCAGCATTATCCCATGCTTTATTAGCAGCATCTTTATACTTACCATTATAACCAGACAAAGTCTGATTCTTAAAGAAGTATTCGGATAATTCTTCCATAAACTCTTTCTTGCTACCAATAGAGTCAATGTCTTTAGTTACACCACCATTAATGGCACCCTTTTCCATTTGCTTCTTAAATTCAGCCAAGCCGATTTGTTTAGCACTTTTTTCCATATCGTCTCGGCGTTCTTTAATCTTAGTCATGGTAGTCCATTTACCAGATTCATAGTCATATACTGGTGCAGAATTACCAGTAAGTGCAGCTTCGATTCTAGCTAAGTGACCAGGGATTACATCGATGATAGCTTTCTTAGTAATACCATCAAATGGTACAGGACCCTTCTCAAACTTATCAGTTTTGAGTTTAGTAGTCATCTCTTGTCTAGCACCAAAGATACGACCAATGATACCAGCTATACCATCACGTTCTTGACCAGCTCTATGAAGCTCTGCAAGCATATGTGCGAATGTACCAGATAAGGTCTTATCTAGTTTCTTCATTTGAGCACGAACGTTCTTCCCAATGATACCTTGACCAATAGCAATAGGAATGATAGATAAAGGATTTGCAACCATCATTTTTAATTGATCAGGATCCATACCAGCTAAGATACCCAATTCAGACATCTCTAACTCATCAGTAGCATTCTTTTTGATATGGCTGAAATAGCTAGCTATATCCATACCACCATTCATACCCATGAGATTATTGATATTGAATTTATCTTTAGTTCTCTTAGCAGCTTCCTCTCTAGATTTTTGTCTAGCTTGGAAATCAAAACGTTGCATATCTAGCATTTCTTTTAAGATAGCATTGTTTTCACGATTAAGCTGAGAAGATTCTTCAAAGTACTTACGAGAGTTCTCTAAGTGAGCTTGTAAGTTGTTTTGGTTAAACGCCATAATATTACTTAGAGTACCATGCATACCTAAGATATTATTATTTAACCCAGAGAATAGTTTCTCTTGTTGAGCAAACATAAGAGCTGTACTTTGTCTTACAGTACCAGCTACATGCTCAGCACTCTTTACTGTAGCACCAGCAATAGCATTTGTACTAGCAGCAGTACTAGCTTCTATAGTTTGTATAGTGGCTTCTGTATCATGATCAAGACTAGGTGTATTATCAGATTCCATAGAGAAGTCTTCATCGAAATCCATATCGAAATCATCCATACCCATTGACTTCATCATTAAATCATCACCACGTTGCTGGTTATAGAAATTACCAGTCTTTAGGTCTTCTAAAGCAGATTTAAAAGCATAGTCCCCAGCTTGATATAAGCCAGTACCAGCAATCATTTGGCCAGCACGTTTAACTGTACTTTTATAATCTTTTACACCATGGTACACGTGTTTCATAGTATCAGCATTAGTAGATACAAACTCTGCAGCCGAAGGCATTTCAGCTTTAATAGTATCTTCTACTGTAGCAAATACTAAAGACTTACCAAGGTTCTTTAGATAATTAGTAATTTTAACTTTTGCCAAGAGTGTATTCCTCCTTTCTTGGATTAATGGTGTGTTCTGAGAGACGGCAAATACCCCATATAGGACAGTGCCTATATGGGGTATAGCTTGGAGTTAAGTTAGAATAGGGGTTATTATTAACTATAAGAGGAATCCTACCTAGATAGTAAGGTTGGCTAGAGGTATGGTAAGCACCCTACCATCTAGGAAGAAATTCAATGTGAGTTTAAGTTGCTCGTATCTTCGGGGATAGCGTTATAACTTTTACTCACTAACTTGTTATAGTCGTATTATTTTTTAACCCAAGCTGGGCAAGGGTTTTGAACTTTAATACTTTCATAGCCAGGCACTTTAACTTCAGTTTTAACGTAGATAGCTTTACCATCTTTGTCAATGCCTTCTTGTTTAGGGAAAGAACGAGTAGAAGCTTGTACGTCTTTGAAAGATAATGTAATATTGGATTTTTCACGGCCACCCAATTTGAAAGTACGACCAGTATTACGCATGTATTCGAATGGGAATGTTTTAACGATGTTTAACATACGTTCAGCATCAGCTTTCTTAGCTTCATAACCAGCTGCTAATACAGTAGCTTCTTCTTTAGAGATTTTAGTTGTAGAAGAGATAGCATTAGCTAAGATATTACGGTAGTCATCAGCGATACATACTTCACCAACTTTACCAGTGGAATCATATACACCAACTTTGAAATTAGTGTCATTAAGCATAGCAGCCATTACACGTGCTTCATCTTTATTAGAAGCAGAAGCGTGTTTCAACTCAGCTTTGATTTGTCCCATTAATTCTTTTACAGTACTCATAGTTTGTTTCCTCCATAAAGAAAATTAGTTTATATTATAAGTCTTATAGACGTATAAACATTGATCTTACTTTTCGTTTCCCCTTGTTTTTGAGAAACTCATTCAACTCAATAGGTGTGCTTTGATTTAAGAAATCAATAAAGCTCATATTTCCCGATTCTAACATTTCCTTCTTACTCTTATCAGTCATAACTGTACCTCACTTAGGCTATATAAGATTAATAACCTGTTTATCTAGTAATAATTTATTAAAAAGCAGAAAGAACCCCTATAGGAAGAATTTCCTATAGGGAATCTTATGCTATGTGATCAAGTTTATATAAGTTATGAGGATTCATAACCCTGGCATGCTATTTGTGGTGGATAGCTGTGTTGTAGTACATTTTATTTGTATACTTTTTGTTGGTTAGTATATTTTTAGGGTTGAAATTGAAGTTCCCACCACAGGGATAGCCGAAGAAGATGAGTAACGTCTATAAGATACCTATAATTGTTTAATACTAACTGCCCATCCCCTTACAACTTCAGGCTCTTCGAACTATAACCAAAGGATATAACGTATTGTGCAAAATAATATAGAGAATTTATGTTATGTCTTGACATATATTTTCGGATAGTTGGGTAACTATAAATAGAAAAAGACCATATGGTCAATATGGCCTCTTGTAAAATAAATAAATTATTTGTGTTAATTTTGCATTTGACTATAGTCTCGGATCCTAAGTTAAAATTACTTTACTCCTCGGATTCGTACAGTATTAAATAATATAACCAGCTTATATTATTTACTCTATATGAGTGTTAGGTGAAATTTAGACTCTATAAGAGTACACCCTCAACAGGCTATTAAACGAATAATATACTCAGAATTAACAAATTGGAGGTTATTAGAATGGCTATCTTAGTAGACCGTATACAGCCTTTACGATTAATAAACTCTAAGTTTTATACCCCTATCAATAAGAAGAATAAACGTTTTGGTAGTTGTATATTTCTTATGGCTAAATCATTTGATGGTGTAAAAGATATAATGGAATCACCATTAGTTGAGAACTTAGCTATGTTTAGCTCTTACTATGTAGAGCCTAACTATAGCTACTATGTCACACCATTAAGACAAGTACAAAGTGAATCTGGTGAGTTACTAGACTACCAACCAGACTTAGATATTGTACGTGAAGGACAATCTATAATCAATGAAGACTATATCCAAACTAGTGATCAATTGATTCTATTTGGTGAAGCCGTAGAAGGTCCTATGACTAATAAACGTTTAGCTCAAATGCTATATAGAGAACGTTTTAGAAATAGAAAAGAAGTTTTAGCATATTATGATACTATTAGAGAGAAATTCCCTAGTATTGTATTAACTAAACCATCTATAGATAAGTATATGAATAGAAACTTATTCTATGACTTAACTTACTATACTGATGCATTCTTTACGAATAAGTATAATAAGAAGTTCCCTAAAGACTATGGGACCGATATCTTATTTACATTAATGGCTAGATTCATTAATGATAAACGTCTTAGCTCTTATACTAAGAAAACAGTTATAGTTCCAGTACATGACTGGGCTAAAGATACAGATCTTTCTAATATATTCAATATCAGTAAAGATATCAATATCTTCTCTATTATTGCTAGATTATATACCACTAGTTCTTATGAACTAGAATACTTCAAAGGGGTTGATTTTATCTTCTTAGGTAAGACTGGTTGGTTTAAAGTCAACTTTGATGATTTTGATAACTATGCAATCTCTAAGTTTAAACAAAATATCCGTAAACTGATTATGAGAGAACCAGTTGAAGATACTGAACGTGAAAACAAAGAAGAAATCAAAATCAAAGTAGCTGATGCTATTGAAAAGAAATCTGGTATCCAAATCAATAATATTGATGGGTCTAAATCTAATATCATTAAGGATACTAGAAAAGTTGATGTATTGGATATGGATAAACCTAAAGAACCAGAAACTAAACCATTAGACCCTGAATCTTCTAAAGAAGAAGAGAAAGCTCAAGAAGACGTATCCAATCAGCTTAATGATATAGTGAATGCTTCTTCAGATGAAACAGAAGCTATTAAGAAAGCTGAAGAGGAAGTTAATCTTAAAGTAGCTTTACTTAAAGCACAAGAGACTAGACACACTACTATAGATATCTCTCAAGCTAGACGTAAACGTATGGACTTATTGAATGATAAGTTCTTAAAGTCTAGTTTAAATAATAAGCCTATCTCTGAATTACTTGAAGATAGTGCTGAGCAACCATTACGTACTACAGATATCCCTCAAGTACAAACTATTGATGATCAATGGGAAGGGTTAAAGAAAGTCAACTTTGATAAACAGTACGACTTAGATGCTGATATAGTTAGAGCTATCTATGCATTTACTGAAAACAAGACTATCCCTATGTCTGTACTTAAGATAGATAAAGATGATACATCCACATCTGAAGATTCTATCTGGACATATCGTGTACAATTCGAAGATGCTAATGGTACAAGACATAGTCTTACATTCGATGTACCTAAATTGATTGATAATCGTTTCATGAGATTACGTGGTAATGATAAGACTATCTCTGGTCAGTTAATCAATATTCCTATTATTAAGACAGGGCCAACTACATCTCAGTTGGTTACCAACTATAATAAAATTATGATTAATAAGTATGGTCAGCAAGGTAAGTCTACTAATACTACTACAGCTATCATCAGATCTTTGAATAAAATCTTAGAAGAGAAATATAAAGGTTGTACTACAATCAAGAAGATTGCTACAGGGTCTAACTTAAAGATTACAGCTAAGTATATTCTTCCTATGGAATATATTGATATGGCATCTCAATTCTCTTATATTGAATTTAAAGATGGTACTAAGATTCTCTTTAACCAAGATGAATTACGTAACGCTCCAGAATATAAAGATCCTGGTAGTGGTATGCTAGCTTATGGTGTAAATACTAAAGATAAGACTGTATTAGCTGCTGAAGATGATGATGTAGTTGCTATGATTAATAGTAAGCTTATGACAGATACAGCTTATCAAGAGCAGTTTAAGAAATACTATAAGCAAGGTAAAACTGTAGCACACTCCAGAGCATCTATCAACCAAATGAATATTCCAGTTATTTGTGTAATGGCATATTCTGTAGGTTTATCTGAAGCATTGAATAGAGCTAAAGTGCAATGGAATGTACAAGAAAAGAGACCAACTGCTACAAGGAACTATATTAAGTTTAAAGATGGTTTCTTAGAATATGATGGTTCTCCAGAGACTTCACTATTAGTATCTGGATTATTTGAAATCAATACAGAAGACTATACTATAGCTGAGACTAATGGTGTAGCTATGTGGTTAGATGTATTAGATCAATATGGTGGTAGAATCAAAGCCAATGGTTTAGATGCGTTCTATAACTTAATGATGGACCCTATCACTGTTGATGTATGTAGAAAATACAATCTACCAACTGATTATATTACAGCATTAGGCTATGCTAGCAGTCTATTAGCAGATAATCAGTATAATAAGCATACTGATATTACTGGTAACCGTTTCCGTACTAATGAACGTTTAGCTCACTTCGTTTATAAGTCTTTGGCTACATCTTACCAATTATTCTTAGCTGAATATAAGAATGGTAGAACTGATAGCAAGATGTTTATGAAACGTTCTGCTGTAGTAGACTTGACTCTAGCAGACTCCACTGCATCCGACTTAAGTATCTTAACACCATTGCTTGAAATGGAAACTGCTAATACAGTTACATTCAAAGGCTTATCTGGTTTGAACTCTGATAGATCTTATAATCTAGAAAAACGTACTTACGATAAATCTATGATTAATAAACTAGCTATGTCTACAGGCTTTGCTGGTAATGTAGGTATTAATAGACAGACTACCATCAATATGGCTATCAACGATACACGTGGTTATATCTATAATAATAAGAATGAAGAGTCTAAGATGAATGATGTCAATACTCTATCTATTACAGAAGCATTGACTCCATTAGGAACTACACATGATGATCCATTCCGTACAGCTATGACATTTATCCAAACGTCTAAGCATGGTATGAGAACTAGACGTAGTGATCCATTATTGGTAACTAATGGTGCAGACCAAGCGTTACCGTATATGACATCTGATACATTTGCATTCAAAGCTAAATATAATGGTGTAATTGATGAGCTTACTGATGACTATATGATTATCAGATACATCGACCAAGGTATAGTAGAGCATGTAGATTTACGTAACCGTATTGAGAAGAACTCTGATGGTGGTTTCTTCGTTAATCTTAAACTAGATACTGATCTTAAAGTCGGTGCTAAAGTTAAAGCTGGAGATATTGTAGCCTATGATAAATCCAGTTACTCTGATAACGTTGGTACTGGTAACTTATCTTACAATATTGGTACACTAGCTAAGATTGCTATCATGAATACAGATGAAGGCTTTGAAGATAGTGCTATCATCTCTGACAAATTATCTGAAGATATGACCTCTGATGTATTACTCCAAATGGACGTAAGACTTAATAAAGAAGATATTGTAGACTTCATCGCTAAAGTAGGTACACCTGTACAAGAAGGTGATACACTATTCACTTATCAAATAGCTTCTGATGATGAAACATCAAATGATATCTTAGCTAAACTTAAGATTGATGGTGAAGAAGTAAATGACTTAGGTAAGATTAAAATCAAATCTAAAGTTACTGGTGTTCTTCAAGGTATCAAGATCTATCGTACTAATGAATTGGAAGAGTTATCTCCATCACTACGTAAGACTGTATCTGACTATGAAGCTAATATCAATAAGACTAAGAAACGTTTAGAGAAACTAAATATCTCCACTAAGGAATATGATTCCACTGGTAAGTTACCAACTACAGGTAAACTTAAACATGCTGAAGATAAAGTTCTTATTGAATTCTACATCAAGTATGAAGACACTATGGGTGTAGGGGATAAATTAGTATACTACTCTGCTTTGAAAGGTGTAGTAAAATCTATCTTCCCTAAAGGTAAAGAACCTGTAAGTGAATATCGTAAAGATGAAAAAGTACATACACTACTAGCTACACACTCAGTAAATGGTCGTATGGTTGGTTCTGTACTTATTATGGCTGCTATGAATAAAGTTCTTATTGAGCTTAGTAGACATGTAAAAGATATTATGGGTATCCCTTGGGACCCTGAATTATAACATAAGATTAGATTCCCGCTAGGTCTGGAAATTGGCCTAGTGGGAACATCTTATTAAATTTTTATTTTTATTATTATGGAGGTAATACATATGCCAACTATTGATAATGCAACCTCTACACAAAAGGTTGAATATAAAGTCTATGTCAATACAAGCAAGAAACCTTTATATGTACGTGAGACTCCAGATGATCGTGGTCTTATGCGTGCATTCGTACGCCCAGGTGAAACTGTAAATATTTATGATTTCGCTCCTGGTATTATTTATGCTACTCCACCAGAAGTTCCTAAAGAACGTGATAATGTTTGGGGTCGTGTTAGTGAACCAGGTAAACCTGAACGCTGGGTACGTATCTCTTCTACGTATGGTACATTTGATTACTTAGAAGAAGACACTTCTAATATCACTCAATATCCGCCTGTAGATTATCGTACTTTGAAATACAATGATATCGTTGGTATTAAACCAGGTTCTGTAAATGCATACGGTCAAAAGATTGCTAAAGAACTTTGCTTACCAAACTGCTATCATGTAGTTTACATGCTTGATTCTTCTCGTAAATTGACATTACTTGGTCATAAAGTTAAAAACGGTATTAACCAATGGATTCCAACTAAGACATTGGTTATGGTTAAACAATATGACCCATATGCTCGTTACAATAACGAAAACTCTGATGGTATGTATGCTAAAGCACGTGCTAAAGCTGAAGAGGATCCATTCCGGGGAAAATAACCGGGGAAGCTGCACTGCCCCATAGTGTCTACTTCAAAGTGGCATCTTCTGCTACAGATATGGCAGATAAGGCATTAGATAATTTACGTAAAGAGGGTTTAGATGGTATCGGTGGTGATGCTACTAAACTTAAGAAAACAATGTCTACTGTACTCAATTCCAGTAGTACAGAAAAACTTGCACTAGGTAAACCTTTTAATCAAACGGATTTAGCTAACTACCAAATGTTTACCGAAGCAGCTGAACGTCTTGGTACTGATAAGATGACTGACGGTGAAATAGAATACTATCGTATGGCTAAAGAGATAGCTAATTATAGTGGTATGAGTGCTCAAGAGCAAGCTACTATTCGTCAAAAAGCTGCTGAAGTATCTGCCGACTATTGGGGTACTGGTAGTGCTGAAAACCAGAAGATGATTAAAGGTAATATTGTAACTGAGTTAGGTGTAGCTGGTACTGCTGTAGACTATTCTAACGGTAGTACTAAGAATGCTAATAAGAGTCCAACAAAAGCAGCTGCCGGTCAAGGTAATGCTGGTATGACTTTAGAGCAAGGTTATAAAGCTGGTAGAGAAGCTATCATCAAAGGTTCTGGTAAAGATGTAGCAGCTGGTCAAAAACGTGAATATGAAGATTCATTAGCATCTACTGCTGAAATGGCAGCAGCTTCTAACTTGACATCTTATAATATCAACGTTAATGAGTTTGATACATCTCAGTTATATCGAGTATTTGGTATGCCATATCAATGGATGGATATAGCTGATATGAGAATTCCTGGTACTGATATTGGTAGAACCTTTGGTGCCAAGATAGCATCTAAGATTCCATTACTTATTCTTACACCAGGATTACCAGAGTTCTTAGCTGGATATTCTAATAAAGAAAAGAATGCATTGATCCAAAAGCTATCTGGTGGTGCTGATGATATTTCTTTACAGTCTTTAACTAATGGTATCATTGGTAAGGGCAAAGAAACTAAGTACTACCAATTACGTTTTGCTAAGAAAGAATACTTTACTTATGTAAATGCTATGACTAATGCATTAGCAGCATACCTAGGTATATCAGATGAAGATTCTCCATATGGTGGTAAGATAGGTAACTTTGACTGGTCTACATTAACGTCTACATCTTCGTTATCTAGACAGCTATCATACTATGGGGCTGTAGCATTCTATCTAAACTCTGAAACTTCTATATCTGAATCTTTCAGTAATGATACAACTCAATCTCAATTAGCAGCTAAAGTTAATGAGATGTCTGGTATGGTTAGAGAGCTACAGTTTATTACTGGTTTAAGTAATATCTCATTCTATGATAATGCTAATACTAGTACTGGTAACGTTATCAATAACGTAGCGTCTAATAGTAGCAATGCTGGTGATGGTATGTTTGGTGGTATCGGTTCTTTCATAGATAACTTAAAGACTGGTGCTAAGACAGTATTCGCTGGTGGTAAATTAGTATTCCCAGAAATCTGGTCAGACTCTAGTCATAGTGTAAGCTATACAGTTAATCTTAAATTGACTACACCAGACTTTGATAAATATAGTTGGTTCCTAAATATAGGTGCACCACTTATTCATCTAATTTGTATGTCTGCTCCACGACAAATGGGTGCTAATGGTTATGCATCACCATTCCTAGTTAGAGCATTCTATAAAGGCTTCTTCAGTATTGATAGTGGTATGATTGGTTCATTATCCATTACTAAGGGTACTGATGGTGGTTGGACTATTGATGGTCTACCAACGGTAGTCGACGTATCTATTGATATCAAAGACTTATATCATAGTATGAATATCATTGCTCCTGATGTGATGGGTGACTTATCTGGTAATCTATCTATGGAAAGTTCTTTAAAGAACGTAAATGCTTTGACTTACTTAGCTAATATGGCTGGTGTAAATATCAACCAAACTGATATTGGTCGTGCATTTAGATTATCCTATTGGTCTATCACTGGTCAGGCTAAACAGCTATTATCAAATGGTCCTATGCAAGCATTAACCCAATCGGTTATGAATAGAATTCTACACATGTATAATTAATATAATATAAGAACAAAAACATCCCGATAAGACCATAAGCGTCTTATCGGGGTTTTTATTCACAGAAAGGAGGATGCTTATATAATGAAACGTAAGACAAGACATGAGAAGCTCTTACAGTATGAAGAGAAATATGGAGAAATACCTAATGATCATTATGATAGACTACAATATATATCTAATGAACTAGGTATTAGTAATAAACAGCAAGCTGAAATTATGGAAGCTTATCATAATGCTATCGATAGTACACAGTATAGTCATATTAGAGTTATCTTATATGAAGAACCTGAGGGCGCACCAAGACCTAGGTTCCAATTAGTTAATAGATATAACTTAGCAAATGCTGCTTTAAGCAATGGTTCATTTGTTAAGGTATATTCACCAACTGGGCTAGAAGATAATAGTAGTATGCGTCGTATGATTGATTCTGGTGAGTTAAATCAAATACAAGAGATGCTATACACTCCAACTATAGTTGAGTTTAATGCTTATCTTAAAACACCACAATATTTCAATAAGAAAGAAACAGCATTAGCTGAAGTTGGTTTAATTAGACCGTTGTCTAAACCAGATTGGGATAATATTGGTAAGAAGTATTCTGATATGTTTAACGCCAATATCTGGTTAGATGATACTCTAGTTATAGATGGTTCAGTAAGACGATTCTATTCAGTAAAACCTAGAGTTGAAATAGATATATACTTTATGGATAAGGTATATACTAAGAAACAAGCTAAAGGTATATCTAAGTCTTTAGAGAATCAAGGAATAACTAAAGAGATAGATTATATTATTAAATAGGGAGGAGACTATGACATTGAAACAGATTATAAACACCTGGGCTAAAAGATTATGGCAAAAGCTTAGAGGTAAAAAAGAAGAACCTAAATATGATTTATATCAAATACCAAACGGGCCAGGATTCTTTGTGCCTAAAGGGACTACACCACCACAATTTGGCAAAAATATTTCTATTCAGATTCCTGATAGTAGAAAACCTATTAGACCACCAGCTCCACCTAAAGAAAAAGTTAAAGCTGATACTGATGGTGATAAAGTAGACTCTATGATATATGGAGTAGAGATGATGCGTCATTTAGATTTAGATGAGGACAATCTAAAGCTAACTAAAGAAGAAATCAAAGAAGTAGATACTAAGATTGATAGATGGTATAAAAAATCACCTAACTCTACGATAAATGGTATAAATGATATGGCTGAGAAGTTTAAGGATATTCAAAAGAATCCTAAATACCATGAAGATATCTCTCCATTACTTAGTGGTGTAGCCGTATCTAATAAAGAAGTAATTGATGGTATAGCTAATGCTATACGTGAAGTCACAAAACCAAATAAGGATACTAAAAAACCTACACAAAAGAAACGTCGTAAACGTACTAATTCTAAAAAGAAATCTGGTGAAAAGAAATGAGTTTCGGTAGCGGTCAATCAGAAGAAAACAAACTAAAGGGTGATACCCAACCCCCTTATGAACAGTTTGAGAAATGTGAAAGAAAGACTTGTGTATATTTAAATAATAATGGTAGATGTATCTGGGAAACATGTAAGTTTGATAATGAAGACCCTGGGTATGTACAATACTGGGATTTTGAATGTCAAGCATGTCATAAGATAGACCAACGTGATGTACGTGATATGAAGCTAATGTTTTGTGATAGCTGTCTAGAACGACTAGCTAAAGCTGAACGTTTACCATTTACTTGTATCATCTGTGGTAAAACACAATCATCTCCACCTAAGGGATTCTCTACTCCTATCTGTAATACATGTTTACGTAAGTTAAGAAACTCTGTACATTGTAAGTATTGTGGAAATGCCTAATTAGTTATATATTATAACTATAGGAGGTAATAGACAATGCAAGAATTACAATCACGTTATAAAGCTAGTGTCGAAGGAATCATTATATCTAATATGATTCCTTATAAGACATTAAACGAATTAACCATTAGAGAGTTTGCTAATAGCGATGCTACAGGTTTGAATATTTACATTGACTTGTATCATATCTTTAGAGACTTCTATAAGAATAATATGCTTCTTATAGCTAAACATGATTTAGTGGCTTATATAACTAACTTAGTTGGTCACTATAGAGACTTTTATAGAAGATACTTTGGTGTACATACAAAGATCTTCTTAATCTACACCACAGGATATTTCCCTACAGCGGTAGAAGAGCTACCGACTTATAATCAGAACTCATTGAATGATTATGATATGGCTATAGGTATCAAGGAATATCTTGAGCATAATATGTACGTATTGAATATACTTTGTAAGTATCTTCCTGATGTATACTTTATTGAGGCTCCAGTAGATCCATCAGTATCAATCTATTCTATTATGAATGATGAGTTTGCTAGTGGTAACTATAATCCTAATATCATTCTAAGTAGATCAGTAATGAATCATCAATTGATTCCTATATCTATGACACAGACTGTACAGATTAAGCACTTGTATAGATTTGGTGAGTTAGAATGTAAGGCTATTAATATAGATAACTGTATAGCTGAGTATATTGAAAGTCTTAAACGTACTATATCTGAACCAGATCTTATTGATACTATCCCTAGAGACGCTTTAAGTTTAATTATGGCATTATTAGGGGTAAGACAGCGTAGTGTAAGTGGTACAGGTATACGTACTGATAAGATTATTAAAACAGTACCACAGTTCTTAGCTCATAAACGTACTAATTACATTAGTAGCTTTGCTGATATAGCTGAACTATGTCAGTTATTGAATAAGAACTTAGATCCAAATAAAGTATTCAGTAACTTTAAAGCAGTTGATGTGCTACATCAATACAATAAGTATATATTAGCTGGTAAACCAGTTGAGGATATAAGATGGAATGTAAATCTAATAGATCCTGATATGGTTAAGAGTCTTAATAATAAGTATTTCGCTAACCATCCACTAGATCTAACTAGACTATAATCCTCAACATTCTAGTACAAGGGCCACTATCGGTCCTTGTACTTTATTTTTTTCTTGAGGTGATACATATGCAGCTCACTTATGAATATATGGCTAGGATAGATTTCAACCATAGAAGTGGTAGTGAAGTTAAATCATATCCTATAGAGCAAGAGAATATAAAACAGATTATCATCAATAAAGAATATGATAATCTTAATATGCCGATAGTAACGGTAACTATGAGTGTCGATACTAATATAGTAGACCTAATGATCAAAGATAATAAAGATTCTACTATGGTATTGACTATAAATAAGAAGAATACTAATACATTATCTACTACAAACATTGTAGAGGCTTATATTAAAGAAGAGTGTACATATCTCATTGAGGGAGATGTAAACCCTAACAAGAAATGGGATAATACTGCACCAACTAAAGAAGAAGCTGAGAATAAAGATAAGTTTAGACTTATTCGTGTTGGTATGGTATCTAAACGTTTAGCTGATGCATTACAAAAACCAGCTAACCTAACCACATACGATTCTAATATGCAAGATATAGTTATGCAGTTATTAAACAATGGTATCCCACTATTAATGGAACCATTTGACTATAAAGATACTGTACCACAGTTAATCTTATCCCCTAAAGAGTCACTATCTAAGTCTATAGATTACTTAAACAATGTAAAAGTCTTCTATGAGACTGGATATAGATTCTTTATGGACTTTGACAATACATATCTAGTGTCTAAAGCGGGTAAATCAGTACTACGTAAGAATGATAGATTCCCAACCATCAAAATAGACATTAAACCATTAATGAGTGATGAGGGTATGGTTCGTGGTATCGAAACTGATGATCAAGATAAAGCATACAGTATGATTGTGCCTATGAATGATACCAATTTCAATAGTGATGATATGGTAGATAAGTCCATGGAAGGTATTGCTGCTGTAGTAGATGCATCTAAACAAAAACAAGAATCTTTCCTAAAGAAACATAAAGGGTTTGGTGGTATCTTAGGTGCTTATAAGAATATCCTTAATATCATGGATAATGTAAAAGTCTTCTCTGGACAAGTACGTAATGTAGTGCAGAATATCCATAGAACTACATATGAGATTAAGGGTAGAATGATTGAAATGAAAGAGCAAGTAGATGATTTTAAAACAACTACACTAGATCTATACAATCAGACTAAAGCTACTATAGCATCTTTACCACAAGAAGCATTACACCAAATTGGTGAGATAGAAGAGGTTAAGAATATCCTTACTGAGATTAATGGTGCTAATGATAAGTATGGTAAGTATATCAATAAGTGTATACCTAACTTTGATGAGTATGTAAAAGCATATACTGGTCAGATATACAATATTGAGGGTACTCGTAACTACGTCGGTGGTATTAAACCAATAAACTTCCAGGATAATCTAAGTGGTTTACAGACTACATGCTGGGATTTTAAGAAAGATGCTGCAAAGACTGATGAAACCCATAATAAGGGCATGGTACAATTCTCTAAGGGGTTTGGTGGCTGGACTCAAAATATTGGTAATGTAACCACTACATTGATTAATATGCCCGAAGAAGTATCATATTGTCTTAACCCACAAGATCCACCAGACTTAAGACAATATCAATCAGTAGACCTAAGACATTTAAAGAAATTTGAAGCACCATTCCAAGAAATGTTTACGTCTGCAAAAAGTTATAGTACAGGAATTGCCAGTGATACCAATACTATGGGCGCCTCAAACAAGCTAAATAGGAATGCCGGTGCAACGATAAAGGCGTTTGTAGACAAGGCCCAAGGTATCCCTACTGACTTCGGTCAAAAATTGCTTGAGGGTGGGAATATGGTTATTAAAGACTTTAAATCCCAAGCTGATTCTGCAAAGGAAATGTTTGTAGATAATAAGCAAATGTTTAAGAAAGACTTCAATAGTATGCGTGATACTTTCAATGTAATAAAGCAAGGTGCACAATTATCTATTGATAGTTTTAAAGACTTAGGTAATATTGGTTCTGATGGTGAATCTTTAGTAAGTATAGCTTTAGATACAGTAGAGACATTAGCTAAACAAAAGATTATTCGTTTACCTAATGACAATATTAATATCTTAAAGAATATTAAGCATGCTATTGAGCTAAATAAGTCCACTATCACAATTCATAAACTAGAATTGGATAATGATATCTTCAATATCAATCTAAAGTATCTTATTAGTAATGAAACTGAAAAGACTACACGTAGTGGTGAGTATATGCTAGTTTCAAAACAAGAAGTATATGATAATAATGGTACTACATTTGTAGCCAATACTATTCTTACATTCAATAAACTCCCATCTAATAAAACTAAGTAACAAAAAGACCCCATATAGGCATTGCCTATATGGGAGTTTTTTTATTTAGCAGGTTGATTTTGTTGGTCTTGATTACCTTGAGGTTGATTATTGTTTTGGTTGTTACCATTATCACCCTCGTAGTATTTAACGTGTTGTTTAATGATTTTATAGAAATCAGAAGCAAAACGTTCAGCTGCAGCAATACGGATAGACATCAATGTAGCCACTGTGGAAGTTACACGTTTAGCATATTGCTGTACATTGTTATTACCACCACCATTAGGTTTGTTAGGGTTTTCATTGATCTTACCAGATAAAGAATCTTTACTATCTTGGTTACCGATAGTTTTTTGGTTTTGTTGATTATTAGCTGGTTGGTTTTGGTTACCGTTGTTTGCTGGTGCTGGATTATTACCACCATTAGCATCATCTTCTAAGAATAATTGATCATTGTATAAGAACGCAGATTCATTTGCTTTTTGTTGTTGGTTAGCTGTAGCCAATTTAATTAAGTTGTCTACATCAGCCAAAGCTTTATTCTTATCAGATTCGAATAACTTAGTCAAGTTATCGATATTCAAGCAGTATTCAGCTAACTCTTTCATATTCTTGATTTGGTAAGATACTACTTCTTTGGAACCATAGAAGAATGTCTTACATTTATCTTTGAAAGTTTCACCTTCAGTGTTACCAACTAAAGAATTTTCTAATTCTTTAACAGCATCATCTACGGATTTAGAACCACTAGCAATAGCTTGAGTATCAGAAGTAATCTTAGAAGATAAGCTATTGATTAAACCAGCATTGCTAATATTAGCTTTGGCTTTATCATAGTCAAACATTTTAAGATCACTAATAGCTTTGAACTCTTTGTCCATTACAGCCATATTCTTTTGGATATACTCTTTAGAGATACCAGTGAACTTCTTGAACCAATCAGAAGATTTAGTGTAGATATTATTGATGAAGTCTTTAAGTTTACCTAAAAAACCAGAGAACTTATCAGCTACTCCTTCATTGATACGTTGAAGTTTGTTTTCTACATCGATATTCTTAGCGAATGTAGATGCTTCAAGAATACATGCTTCAAGATTTACAGTTGTTTCGCTTAATTTGATCAAGTGTTCAATTTCAGCTAAACCATCTTTATCACTAGAAGTCAACGCTACAAGAGAAGTAGCTAATTTGATATCAGAGTTTTTAGAAATAGCTTCTGGTGCAGTTAAGTAAATAGCTTTAAGTAAAGTTACACGATCAGATTCAATAGCTTTCTCAGCTAAGAAGATAGCGTTATTGTATTTATACAAATCAGTCAATGCCATTTCTTGTAATTGATGTAATAAAGCTTGTTCAAGCTTAGCTACTTCACGTACAGTATCAGGATTGATTTCACCCATCTTCATAGAATCTAATTTACCAAAGATATAGTCATATTCTTTGATAGCATTTTCTTTACCAGTCTTAAGATCAGTAAGCTTTTCTTTCTTATTAGTATCTAGTGTTTTCAATAATTCACTAGCATCTTCTAAAGTAACTTCACGAGTTTCAGTAACAGGGTTTTCGACTTTCTCGATCAATTGCATATAAGTCAAATGATCTTCTTTACCCATTACAGAACCACGAATACCAGACTCTAATACATTGAAGTTTTCATTGACAGTTTTAATTACACCATCAAGATCTTCTTTAGAGTTATGGTAGAAGTTTTCATAGATTTTGCTAATAGATTTGAATGCGTCTTTAACTGCTGGAGTATACTTAGCTTCTTCGAAGAATAACTTCTTAAGCTTAAGTCCTTTACAGTCAGCTTGGTTAGCAAATTCTTTTAAGAAACGTTTATCTTTAGAACTTACATAAGCCAATGTAGATACAGCATCGTTATAGGATTTACCATATGCTTCTACAATAGACTTTAAGTTCTTACGGTATACGTTATATAAGTTTTCGCTTACGGCTTTGTATTTGATTACATTACCATCAGCGTTCAACACACCACGGTAGAATTCTTGTAACCCTTTAGCTTCGTGGTTACGGATATCTTCTACTAGGGAATACATAAATTGTTTACGGGAAATATCGCATTTACCAGTAACCAACTTATTATCAGTAGCATCCATAATATAACTAAAGGAGAATTGTTTATTTTCCATAAGTTACCTCATAAAAAAATATTTATAAGGTATGAGGATGTACCCCATACCTTATAAATTATTTTACATAATAGTCAGTTTACGAGTAAACTAAAATTATTTAGCAGCTTTGATGTAAGCAGTACGTGCAAGACGCAATACTAATTGAGCTGCAGCGATTTGACCTTTGATAGTAGTGTTTGTTACTTTAGTCAATTCAACAACACCTTCACGGTAAGTAGTATATTTTTTGCTTTCTTTTTCGTTAGGGTTTTTGAACAAAGACTCAGTCAATTTCAAAGCAGCGTCAGCGATTTTAGCTGTAGCATTGATAGCTTTCATAGCAGCATCGCCATTTGTTAATACACGAACGATATCAGTTTCTTCTTTACCAAATGTAGAATCGATTTCTTCACCGATAAGACCTTTGATTACAGTAGAAGTGTTGAATTCGCCATCGTTAGCTTTTTTAATTTTTACAGCTGCAGCAACCGCTTTCTTAACTTCTTTAGCGTCAGTATTATCTACTTTACCAGTAGAAGATTGTGCTACCATTTTTTGGATATCAGCTGGAGTAATAGTACATTCAACTGCTTCGAAGCAAGATTTACTATCTTTTACCCATTTGATTTCTGTTTCAGCAGCGTTTTTGTTTTCTTTAACTTTGTCTTTGTATTTTTCTAAGACTTTTTTGTTATCAGAAGCAAAACGACCTAAGATTTTAGCTACCATATTGGATACGAAAGCTTTAATTTTAGCGTACCATTTTTTAACGAATTCGATAACTTTTTTACCAACTTTTTTAAGTGTTTCAAGAACGCCTTCTTGAATAGTTTCAACATCAGCGCCTTCATGGATCATAGCCATTTCACGGAAGTCAGCAACTACCAAGTCAGTGAATGTTTCTTTATCGAATTCAGCACATTCCATCATGATAGCGTCCATGCCGTATTCGTTAGCATACATTTCTTTATTTTCTAATACAATACCGTCTTCTAAAACGGATTCAGTGAAGAATGCCATATTAATTAGCCTCCATTTAATTAAAAAGTATTAACGTTAATATTTTTCCTATAAAAGGAAGATGCTCTATACATATTTGTTATTAGATTATATCTAAATCAAGCAATTCTGCATCTTCTAATTCATAAGATTCGTTTTTACCGTCTTTAAGTTTAAGCAAGAATACACAAATATCATGCACAACTTTCATATTCTCACGAATAGCTTTAAGTTGCTCTACATGTACAGAAGCAATAAAACGAGAAAGTTGAAGTCTGAAGATGGCTACAGATGCTAACCATGCACCAGTAAACTTAGCTTCAATCATTTGCTCAATTTGTTTAATCAATTCAGCCCAACCAGTCATTTGCAAACGTTGGATCTTTAACCAGTCAAAATCTAAGAACTTAATCATTTCATCAATATGGGAAGAGATAAATGCTTGACCAATTTCTTGCTTACCAAAAGAGTTATTCTTAATAGCTCTATCGAAAAGATCACCACTTTGTAATTGGCGTCTAGTTGTCATAGGGCTTAAAGAATCAAAGAAGTGTTGGATTTGACCATAGATGTTTTTGAGTGGGGATGCAATAAACGTAGTGAAGATATTGATATGGTCAAATAATGGTTTACCATATAAAGTGTGCACAGTAAAACGTTTAGAGTATTTCTTTTCAGCATTAGCTCTAATGATACGTACATTATTTTCATCTTCTACTACACGTTGAAGATCACCTACAGCAGTACTTTCATACCACTTTTCAGCATTCTTGATCAATGTTTTAACTAAACCATTTTCGAAGTAGTCATTCTTAGATGCTTCGTTTACCCACCAGCATTCTACTGCTACTTCGGAAGTACCTTCAGCGATAAGCTCTTGTTCTTTATCGAATAACTCTTGGATTTGAGCATCACAAGATTCAATAAGAGAATCTAGTGTATCCATATTATCTTCAGCTTTCTCAATCAAAGCACCAATGCCATCGACTAATAATAGTTCGTCCATTTTTTAATTCCTTTACTAAACAATAACAAATTCAATATCTAATTGATTTTCTTCAGTATTAGCTGTGTTGACATTCAAGAACTCTGGGATACGTCCGACAATCATTTCATCTCTACGATAGATATGCTGAATACCTGGACCATAACCATTGAATTCCAAGAACTCAAAGTATACTAATACGTCTTTATACTTATCAGTAATGTAAGTGATAAGATTTGGTATATGAAGATCATTGATTTGAGTAGTATCTTCGATATATAATCGAATATCATTCTTAATCAATGTAATCATCTCTTTAGTACTAGCATTGATAAACTTAACTCGGAATCGTAAACTCAAGTTAGTTCTATTCAATGGTTTACCATCTTCTACATAGAATAGTTTAGATGGACCATATGTATTAAATAACTTAAAGTCAATACCGAATGAGTCTTCTAGTACGTTCAAACACTGATTGATATGTACACGTTTCTTTTCCAAATCTAAAATGAACTTTTGTAATTTCATTTCAGTATTGATGAAAGACCAACCAACCATAGGAACTTTATCTATAGTATAGCTTAGTGTACCATTATCCAACTTAGTGACTTTAACTTTAGATTCGATAATGTCAGAGTAGTTATACATAAAGTCTACACCACCACGAGTGTTGTAGATATTAGTAAGACTATATCCATCAAGAATACCACTAGTGAAGATCTGTTCAGACTTATATGTACCAGCATTCTCTCCATCTTTATTCTTAATGAATGTAAAGATCTTGAACTGTGTATTGTTTGGCATATAACCATACAAGTCATTATCAGAACCAGCTTCTTTAAGATTCAAGATCTTAAGTTGGTTTAGTGTATCAATAGAGTTATCTGTTTCCATATCAAACTCGTATAAGAAAGAGAACTCTGTTTCATTGTACTTCTTGAACTTACCTTGAGTCCAACGTGCAGGTTTACCATCTTTATAGAATACACCTAAGACTTTAAGATCTACACCAGTAATCTCTTCAGGATCTAGTTCATTATCTCTGTGTATTACACCAATATTTCTATCAATGTTTTGAACTAGCTTAACCGTACACTTGTAAGTATTCTTATCAGTGAAATATTCTCTCTTCCAGTTAAGATTATTACAAATGAATTGGTATTTGGAAGCCTTATTGATATACTCAAACTCAAGAGCCTTCTTAGTATCCATATAGTTGATATAATATGAAGCATACAATGGGCTCTTATTGATTACAATCATAAATGGATTGAAGTATAAGAACTTAATCTTATTTATAGATTCTAATTCTTCTTTTGAGCTATTATAGATAACCTTACCATTACCACCAGCTTCATACTGAATAGTATTACCAGTATTGAAGATATAGTTTTCACTAGACACATTATCAAAGTCACGTCTAATTAATTCTATAGGAACTGTATTAGTTGGAATCATTTGTGTATCAGTACTAGCTAATAGATAAGCATAGTATAGACGGTATAATGGTGATTCCATCTTCTTGAAGAAGTATAGCTTATTCTTAGGTAAACCATAGCTTAAAGAGTTAAAGAAGTTATTAACGTCTTTAGAGTTGGTTACACTACCACGAGCTAATGCTTCTTTAGGAATCATTTGTTTTAACTCATCAATAGTTTTCTTATCCAAACCATCTTCAGATGCAGGTAAACCTAATGGATCACCTAATGGTGTAATAACCATGAATAGACGGTCATAGTTAAATCTATCACTGATAGGGTATAACTGGATAGGGTCTATATACTTGAAGTTACCTTCGGAACCCTTAGTAGTATATAGGTTAACTGAAATCTCAGAGTTCATACCAGGAATATTAGATGTATCACTAAATACAAGCCTAATAGTCTTCTCATCTATATATGTATAGCTACAGTAGTTGACTTCACTACCAGTATGTAAACCTTCATAGATTGGAGTTAACTTAACTGGTTGGCTACCATAGTTCTTAATAGTTACATCGAAACCAGCTAACTGATCATCGAATGTAAACTGATAAGTTTTATTCTCAATAGGGTTTCTATTAAGAATTGTAGCAGTATTCTTAGTATACTTATATTGACGTATACGACATCTTACTGCAATCTTTTGTTCATTCTCATCAAGAATACGACCTACAGGTGGTAAGTATGGGTCAATGATTTCAAATGAATCGATAATTGGATTATAAGCAGATAAGTCATACTGAGCAGTGTAAACATAATCGCCGTCTGGTAATACCACACGACGAATCAAGATATCATATTCAGTATGGAATTCAAATCCACCAATATTAATAGCTACTTCTCTATCAAATGTAAATATATCATTACGCATATTAGCTAATAGTACATCTTCAGAGATAGTAAATACTATATCCATGTATGCTGGTCTAGCATTAATATTCTTAATACCCAAACCTAAAGCATGAGCAATAATATTCTTTTCGAACTTAGCTCTAGTTGGAATAGCTTCATTACCAAACTCAGAAGCCATTATGATATTATTTTGTAGAGTTGTAGAGAATACATCACTTAGATAACCAAATATACCCATGGATAGGGTAAGATCATCTTCTTGGATATGCTTTTTCTTAACGGACTCAATATATGCATTGAGATCATAAATATTAGAGTTCGTCAATAGTTCATTAGCCATTAATCTCCCCCTTCCTAAACGTTATATTTTTCACGGTATCTAGCATACTCTTGTAAATTCTTTTGGGCACCTGCTTGGTCTTTAGGGTTTCTATCAGTGAATTTAAATGACTCATTTGGAGCTTTCCATTTAAGTTTATAGAACTTATACTGACCTTGACCTTCACCATTAAGCCCAGCAATATATGGAGCCTGCATCCAATCACCAGACCAACCTTCTAGTTCATCTATATAACCACCACCAGCAGCATCGCCACCAGAATATAGACTACAAAGACGATTGAACTCGTGTAGAGTATCGACTTCCATATCAAAAACAAATGTAGATTTAAAGCTGACAGTAAATCTTAAATCAGAACCGTCTGCCATATCACTAAATACATCACGTGGTACAGTCTTAGGATACACCCCGACATACTTAGCCCAATAGATAATATCTTCACCACCAGAATCTTCAGATACTATGAACTTATACATGGACATTTGGTCATGAATAATACGTTGCATAGCATAAGACTTGTTAGGTTGATTGATACGACCAAAGTGCTTCAATCTAGAATATTCGTCAAACAGCTTGAAAAACATGTAGACCTCTAGATACTTAGTATCTAGAAACTCTACACTGAATTCATGGTTTTCGTCACTCTCTATTGAAGTACCTCGATAGAATACAGAAGAACCTAAGATGTTTCTAGAAGTCTCATAGTCATTAGATACACTAATAGCTGGTAAGTCTACATTAGAAACTTTCTGGTTTGAAAGAAGATTAATGAATGGCTCAGAACGATTTTGTGAATAGCATAGTTGATGCAACACTTCTGGATACTTAGTTGCTGCTTCTATAAATAATGGATTACTAGCTACAGACTCAATGAATGTTTTAGACATATCATTACGTCCGTTTCTGCCAATAGTAAAGTCCTTATCATGTAAGAAGATTTGTAAATCTGGTTTAGTAAAGAATATATACTCTTTAGTCATTCCTACACGATTATAAGGATCCATCTTAGAGAACCTAGCAAATCTATGATATCTATCTAGAGATGTCGGATTATATATACCATTCTTTTTAATGAATTGCAACATCATTTGGGAATCAACCGTAGGCTTAAGGTTCTTGTATTCTTGATTAGTCTCGGTTAAACTTTTACCCTGTCTGATGTCATTAGTTTCATCAGGCATTCTCAGTCTCCTTTCTTTATAGGATTATAGAGATGTTTCAAAGATATCTTTAGTTGTATACTATAAATATGAATAAGAGATAAGAGTCTAGCTGATAACTCATTAGAGTTAACTCTCCCTCCACGTTTTTGTTTATTGGACATCAGTTAAAGGAAGAGGTAACCACTATGAGCAGCTATGATTATGATACTAACGAGATTATTACGGGCTATAATGAATCTTATGATATGTCTTACTTAGGAAACTATGTAGTTATTGACGAAAATATCAAAGTTAATCAGGTAGAAAAGATAAATCTTAGACCAGCTAAACCAGGTGAAGTTCTTATTGACCAAGATGGCAATACTTATTATTCAAGTAGAATTGTTAAAAAGTTAAGAAAAGATCTTTTGGAGAATGCTGTTCTTGTGGATGAACTATTATCTTTAATCGGTCCTGGTAAAGACTATAACTGTGGTGACGAAGAAGCTATGAGAACTCCTGAGGAGAAATATTATACATACAAAGAACGTATGGAACTCGCTAGAGAATATGCCGAAGAAGACGGTTATTATGAAGATATATTGGACTGTGTTGATGATGCAGCTCCTGAGTCTATATTTATTAAGTAACTATTTTATATTCGGCTAGGCTTTTATTTTTTGCCTAAATGGGGCTGTTTTAACATAGTAGTAAATTTCAATATTGAATTTAGAATACGTATTTTAAGGAGGACTATAATGTCTTACATTCAAGAATCAATCCTCAGTGACATTATTAATGTATACGATAATGTAACCGCTGATGATTTCAGTTTAGACAAATTATTACCTACCCAAGCTGGTGGATATAAGTCTTTCAAGTCTATTAATAGTGCTACTAAAGACTTGGTGCTCACATTCCCAGTTATGTTTAGCCGTAATATGGAATTAGCAACAGCTGAGCTAATTGCTAAAGCACTTGAAGCTAAGTATGCTAACTTAGTTAAAATGCTTTTAACTGCTATGGCTATCACTAATGCTACAGATGCTATTGACTACGTTAAGAATATTCATAGCAATATGCAGTTTAATAATGGTATTGATGTGGATGACTATCTTACTATCAATAGTAAACTAGCTAAAGAATCTGGTGCAATGGTTATGTTTACACCTGGTACTAAAGCTGTATATGAAAACTATAAACATAGCTTAAAACACAGCTTACCATTGACCAATACTATCATCACAGAAGCAGATTCTAAGCGTAATGGTGGTGGTAATGGTGATAATAAACCTGGCAGTGTTTCTTTAAGCAATCAAGATAAACTTGATAAAGCTAACCAACAAATGCCTTTGATGATGAAAGTTAACTTCATCTCCAAAGCAACTGGTCGTCCTATTACTACATCTGCATACTTAGGTATCAAATGTAAACTATTTGACGTAGCAGGTTTAGATATCATTCAACGTATTGTATCTAAGAACTCTTCTGCTATTAGCCTATTCAACTTTATCCGTGCTACATCTCAAGAAATTGGTTTCTGGAGAGACTTTGTATTTGCATTAAGCAAAGCTAAAGTTGATGCTATCTCCAATGCTCGTAATGGTTCCTCTTCTAAAATGTGGAAAGCATTAGAGCAACGTGCTACAAAATCCAAACTTAACCAATTCTTCCGTCAAAAGAATGATGCTACAGCTATCACTTCTTTATTGGTAACTACAGATGAAGTTGAAGAATTGAAAAAGAATAATGACATTGATCTTTCCAGATCTAATGTGGCTAGAAAGATTATGTCTGACTACAACTTACTTTGTATTGGTATTGTAGATGAAACTACAGAATCCGTAGCTTTAATCTTTGATACAGGCGATGATGAATACGAATTAGTACGATTCAAATCCTTGAAGAAAGATAAAGATATGGATGCTAAGCAAATCGTTAACTTATTAACTAAAATGGCCTAGGAGGAGGACACATGACTAAATACTTTAAAGAAGCCTGCTCCTATATGGATTTGGGTGACAGAGAAACATTAGAAATCGTATCTTCTGTAAATGAAGCAGACCAACGATTAATCATGATGAATGTATCCAATAAGATCTATGACTTCGTTAAGCTTAAAGCTAATGAAGTAGACTTTGGTGATATTCCATTATCCAAAGGTGATGTACAACGTTTACGTCACTATAAACTAGTTAAACAAACACTAGAAGCTTTAGAACGTCTTTGTGCTTCTCGTAATATCCAATCTAAAGCATTGAAAACTACTAAAGAAGCATTAGCTAACTTAGAGAAAGATAAATACGCTTACGTTGGTGCATTCATGCGTAACTTGGATTATCCTTGCACTATCTATAACTTTGCTGTATTGTCTATCATCGCTTCTACTAGTATGATGGTATCTGCTATTACAGAATACATCATGGATAATGAGGGTACAGCTAAGTTTGCTATGGATTCTAAACACTTCAATGTATTAGATGACAATGTAGTTATCAAGAATCTTGAACGCTTTAATGAAAACTCTCGTAATGGTAAACTTGCTAAAGCATTATCCTTATTCACTAAAGCACATGCTCGTGGCATCTTAGGTACTATGGCAGCAGTATCTATGATTGGTGCTGGTATTTACTTGATCTTCAATATCATTCCTATCTTACGTGAGATTGCTTACTACTTCTACTTCTGTAGAACTAGCTTAGCTGAATATCTTGAAGTACAAGCAAGTATGCTAGAAATCAATGCTTCTAAGATTGAATACGATGACGATATGAAAGATGCTGCAGCTTACCAACGTGACGTTGCAGTTAAGTTCCGTCGTTATGCTGATAAATTAGACATCAATGATAAAGCCGCTACAGCTAAGATGGCTAAAGAAATCAAAGAAGAAGACTCTCAAACTAAATTTAAACATGATGACATTAGTGACAGCATTCCTGATTCTGCTGGTGCTAATAGCAGTCTATTCTAGGAGGTTAACTAATGAATATTAAAAATAAACCTAGAGGAATTACATCTGGTTCTTTATTTTTTGAAGCAGTACAATCCGCTAGACGTGAAGAAATTGTAAAAGGTTTAAAAGAATTAGAATACCAACCTGTACATGAATCTGCGGCTGCAGCTAATATGTACGATCGTATTGCTAATCGTAATAAGATGACTAAACGTCATCAAGACTTCTCTAATGCTGTACGTAATGGTCTTATCTTTGAAGCTTTGAATGTATTATTCGAAGCATCTGCCAGTCATCCAATGATGTCCGAAGATAACCGTGTAATTAGAAATAAAGTTATCTCCAATTTCATTGAGCAAACTGGTTCTGATAAAATCTTATCTACATTAAGCAAAACAAATGCATTCACTGCACAAATTGCTAAGTATGTAACAGAAACACACAAAGCTATCATGGAAGATAATGAAGAAGCTTTGAATTCCAATGATGTGAATGATGAACCTAAAGTTTCTCCAGATGACACTGAAACATTCGTTGATAAAGTAAACTCTGATGAAAACAAAGAAGAAATCCAAGACATTGGTGATTCTGTAAAAACTCATGTAGCTAATGGTATTGAACAATTCATCATTGCTAATATCGAAGATAAAGAACACATCAAAGATGTATTACAAAACGTTGAAGATAAAGTTGCAACTATCCAAGCAGCTAATGCTGAAGAGGAAGAAGAGATTAAAGAATCTACTATCCAACGTGGTAAGTTGCAAATTAAGAAACGTTTGGCTACTCGTAAAGTAGGTTTATATGAAGCTATGGTTCGTGACCTATCTAAGAAAGCTTTAACCAACCCAGGTTATGGTATGATTACTGAATCTGGTACATTAGATATGGATAAAATCACAGCAGCATGTGAAGCTACACTAACTATGATGGTATTATCTGAAGCATTAGGATTCTATATTCCTAATGATATTCAAAAACAATACGACTATCGATAAGAAACACAAAAATCCCCTGTATAGGCATTGCCTATACAGGGATTTCTTTTCGTTAAAGTTAATAATTGTAGTTATATACTATAATTGTGTATGGTAGATACAGCTACTGCAAATAGCTGTATCTAAATATAACCATACACGGTGTGTTCTCCACCGTCAAAGGAGGTGACCCTATGACCGGAGCACAAATGAGATATTTCAATCTCAACGCTGGCTTTAAAGCTAATTTTGCTTTAAAGGTAAGAATTGCTTTATCTATAGTCAGCAATTACGAGAATGGTAATTCTAAAAACTATTCTCAGGATGAGTATATGAACTGTCTATCATTTATTGAAGGATTAGAGCCATAATACTCTAAATAAAGCAATATGTAGAAGGGGTACACAGCTCCTTCTACATAATTGTTTTATTTTTTGTAAAAAATTAAAAGTCTTCTAGTTCAGACATAGCTTCTTGTACAGCATCAACGATTTCTTCAGTAACACCTTCGTCATCAGAAGCATCAGCATCTTCAGTACCAGCATCATTCATCAATTCGATTTCAGCTGCATCGTTTTCATCATCAGCATAGATATCGATTTCTTGAGGTTCTAAACCTTCAACTGCATCAATATCATCACCATCGTTATGAGTATCATCTAATTCTACATCAGAGATAGCATCAGTTACAGTGTCAATAACACCATCAACTACATGGTCATCAGCACTACCAGATTTAACAATATCGATTACAGCAGTAGCATCACGGTCTAAGTCTTGTCTAATTACATCAGCCATTGTTATAAAACTCCTTTTTAATAAAAATCATCATAATCTTCATCATAGTCGTCATCGTCAGATTCTTCACCATCGATAACACGATCAAGATTGTCATCATCAACATCATCCAAGTAATCAGATGTGTATTCATCACTTGCGGGATCTACATCAATATCACCACGATGACTATCGTCGATTAATAGATCCAATGTAGTATCTTCAGTGAGAACGTCTAGAAATAGTTCACTTTCTAGGTCCTCAAGAAAGAACTTATCTAAGTCATTCATATTTTTAACCTCCATAAGGACTATGAAATTATGAATATGTTGGACTTACCCTCTTTTAGCTATATCTGTACTAAGCTGATTACACTTATCCATTAAGATATAGATAATGACTGGTAAGTAATAGAATAATTCATTTAGAGGTCGATCATAATTGAACTCTTCTAGTTCTCTTAGAACCTCTTCTGTGAAACGTTTATCGTTTCTACGTAAGAAATACTCTATAAGAATATTCTTATAGAATCCTGGTTCGGTTCTATCATAAGCTTCTGCTTGTTGGATACGTCTTACTGTATCATCGTCATAAGCACTGATAGGATAATAAGCACCAGGTCTGTACAAATGTACGTAATAGTATTGCTCTAGACATCTAGCCAGCATAGAAGTTTGGTCTGTAACTAATGTAGCATTTAGATTAGGATTACAGATAATATCCACTTTACCTTTCTCTATAGCATACTGGAATGTACGCTTATAGTCTAATGGGAAAGTCTGTGGCATATACAATTGATGATCCATAAATAAGTATGGTAATTCTGGAGAGTTCATACAATCAGTACGTAATATAAACTCTATCATGAAAGGATCATAGAAATTACGATCATCATACTTAAAGATATATGCTTGAGTTCTATCGCTATAGAAGTAGCTTCTAAATATAGCTCTCAAACTATTACAGATATTTTCTAATCTAGTGATATACTCATAGTCTGTACTTCTAATAAGCATAGATAGGTTAGTACCTTGGTTACCGACAACCATTTCATACTCATCTGTAGCTAAGTTATCTAGCTCAGTAGTATCAGCATCCATAAGACTTAGTTTATAGCTAAGCTTATACATATTAGCACCATTAGGCATAGTATCTAAAGATACAGCTGTAATCTTAAATACAGCTTTATCTTTCATATGGTTAATGATGAAATAGTCTTGAGGGAATGGTTTGAACGCATTAGGTACTAAGTAAGCATCTCCTTCTACGGAACTACCTTCAGCACCAAAATCACCAGCATCAATATCTATGGCAATTCTATCTATACCGAATAATACTACATCATTGATCTTATTAAATCTAATGCTACTGTCTTTATCAGTATAGCTATACATCATAGCTGTACCTTCATCGACAGTTGTCTTTTCGGTATTGATATTATAATACGTTACTGTAGTCGGAGCCTTGTCTATGAATGTATAGAAGTTATTATCGATTCTATCGACCATACTATTTGTCATTGAGTTGACTGTATTAATATAAGTCTTATTGGCTATTTTACCCATAGTAGTTCCTCCTTGTACGATTACCTAACTGTTGAAGACAAAAAATAAATCCAGTATGAGGTATTATCCCCATACTGGATTAGAATAATTCACATTCTTCATCGATATCACTTAATGGTACACCAAAGTCTTTCTTCTTCTTATTACTATGGAAATATACATCTCCAGTGAAGTAGAACCCATGTCTTTTGATATAAGACTTAGTGACTTCTTTGGATATCATACCAGCATCATCATTATCGAAGTAGAAATGCCATTCCATATTGAATAGGCCATATCTACTAGCTAGATATTGTATAGCTGATATATAGTTAGAACCAGATGTAGCTAAATATATACCAGGTTCTTGATTACGTACGTTGAAGAATATAGACATTATATCAAATTGGCCCTCTGAGAGATGAATTTTAATAGGCCCAGTGGGTATACTAAGGCAACATGGGATTGTGTAGCTTTTAACCATTTCATCGTTCCCAGACATATTGATTATAATGTATCTGGGAAGTTCATTGTCATAAATATGACGTAAAACTATCCCAGATTGGTCTGCTGTAACGAATCCAATATACTCATTATTGAGTATAATGAAATCATCATCAGTCATTCTTTTATACTTACGTATCTTATAATATATAGCATCATTTGATAAGTCAAATACTATACGACTATCTATATATCTCTGTATAGGATAGTTCAATCCTAAACGTCCATTAAGATAATCAAGTTTCTTCTGTATAACTTCATTAGGTAGCTTATTACCACTTTGCATGAAATTATCATACAGCTTACTGTAATTTATACTAGAATGATTTCTCTTCTTAGTATACGTGGAGTGATCAGAGTTCTCTCTTACTTCCTGGTTATAGATATTAACTTCTTTGATGGTATTAATATCTCTTACACCAAATTTCATTAAGATCTCTTGATCGACTATACCACGTTCATTACATTTGAAGCAGTTATACATTATAGGTTTGTCTTCTTGGACACTAATATACAAATGCTTCTTACCAGCACTAGACGTATGTCCACAATATGGACATCTAGCTACTAGTTCTTTTCTTTGGGCTGCAAACATTGAGCCTTCGATACTATCTTTCAATAGATCTTTTAAACTATAGATGTCCATATTATGGAACCTTTCTATTCTAAATAAGTCTACTAAATTCTAAATGTAGACGTTTGAATATACCAACCAATTCTTGTACAGTTGAATCTTCAACTTCGTGATTATAAGTTTCAGATATCCAGTCTACTGCAGTCGATACATCTTGGCATAGTGTGATGAACGATACACCTTCATTTTCTTTGTTAAAGAAGATATCCAAAATAAAATAAGATGTTTCACCCTCAGATTCACTATACTCTAATAGAGTCCATAGTCTAGCTAGTCTATATACCGCTTCAGGGAACTCTTTTATCTCTATACGTTCACCACGTATATTACATAATGCTAGCTCTTTAAAAGAAGATATTATTTCATATTCAGTACCATCTTTCTTTACAGTCAGTAAAGCATCTAAAGAATTTCTAAGATCATCTTCATGATAACCAAAATAATCTTCTACTTCAGCTATTACTCTTAGTTTATTATACAGATTCGTTGACTTCATTTTCGGCCTCCGTGTAGATAGTGTCTAGTTGCATAAGATAGCCATTGAGTCTATCACAAGACCATTTAACGTCTGTACCTGCACCATAAGCTTCTTTGATTAATACAACTACAGCATCAACTATCTCAGTTATAGTCTTAAACGTAACAGAAGCATACTCTTCTTCTGGGATAGATCTTAATACTAGATTATCACGGCTAAACATACACTCCAATAGCTCAGTAGCAATACCACTACTATACACATCTACATTAACATAGAAGCTATGTAATGCTAGTATAATATTAACTGCATCAATCAAAGGATAGAATGCTTCACCACAAATTTCATGAACAGTAAGTCCTTCTAGGATACTATCTTGATGTAGATATATACTATCGAAAGTTACATTACGAGATTGGAACTTACAATATGCACCATCTTTAGTAAATCTAAATGGGTACTCTAATTGATATAACTCAGATATCTCATTCAAGACATTTAGTATCTTGGTATTCATATCGATTTGTTTCTTATAGTATTCGTACATGATTACACCCATTGCTCTTTCTCAATAATATCAACTAGTGCAGGATTGTATAGGTTATTAATGATTCTTTGAAGAGTCATTAGAACTTTCTCAAATACATCCATAGACGCATCAAATTCTGCATTAGGAAATCTTTTGATAACTTGTACACGATAATCATACACTGCATCAGTAATATAAGATGCATCGGCTTTGCCAGTATAATCACACATGTTATCGGCTGTAGTCTTAATAAACTCTTCGAAATTATCATAACGTATATCATTTAGAACCATTAATGCTTTATGTACACCATAAGTGTCAATTTGTTTTATATTGATAGTATGTGGCATGAATCTAGTAGGCTCATCTTCTGACTCATCTTCATAAAAGAAGTTATCGTCAGTTCTAGAGTCTGTACCTGTAGGCCAGTAATGTACACCATCGACTTCAAAGTCTAATAGATTAGTAAGATCATCTTCATAAGTTTCATTTAGATACTCGAATAAGAAATTACAATACCCACTAATAGAATCTTTAGAGTCATTATAGTTATTATATGCACCACTAGCCATAGCATCCAACTGCTCTAGTTTATCAGTAGCAGTATATGTTTTTCCTTTATCTACAAATACACTTGCCAATGCAAATAGAAGCTGTCTAGTTTTTATTCTTAGATCAGAGATTGCTTTATTATTACCAGCAAGATCTTCATCATATTTTGCAAAGAAACTTATAGCCTCATCTGCTAGACTAATACATTCATTACTATTAAATCTTCCACCAGGAATACTAGCTACAGCAGTCTTCAAATCTGGATATCTAGATTTAGCTGGTGTATTCCGAATAACAAACCGTTCGATATGATAAGTCAACCAGAATACTTTATCAATGAACGTTAATACAGTACCTTGGATTAAGACTTTCTTAGTACCAATGTATTGTATAGGTTCATTATCTTCATTGACGCCGGAGGAACTACTAGCCCCTCCGACACCTTTCAATATTTCATTTTTAACGAATTCTCTAAAGCCACGACAGCTTCTAACTATATCGCTAATATAATCGTCGCTTTCAAATAGTCTTCCATACATAGTAGGATTCTCCTTTACTCGATAAACAATTAGTATTCTAAAACCTATCCAATCATCAATACATAACGTAAGAACTCATCATTGATTACATCAGAGTTTGACATGATAGGAGCACCAGTATTCTCTTGATTATGGTAATCAATACATGTGAACTTAGATGATAGGATAGTAGCTAAAAGAGCCATAATATAGTTTTCGGTTTTCTCGCTCTTATATCTGTCTATAAGCTTTCTATACTCAGGGGAGGATTGAATCTTAGTAGATTCTTTCTTATTAACTGAGTTACGATTTACACGTTTAACTACTTTGCCAGACAGGATAGCTGCCATAGTATATAGGCCTTTCTCGCATAATATCTTTCTACTAGCTATAATAAGTTTAATATAACCAGTTAGAGTTAGAGATTTTAACGCAGATGGATCTCCAAAGTATCGTAAGAATAGATAGCTTACTAATTCTCTTTGTAGTTCATTTACTGGAGATGCTGCATCTTTGGATAGTTCTCTTTGATAATAAGCTATCTCTTTAGGATCAAATGGACCAAACTCATTATCAATAGTTTCCATAACCCGTTCATAGTTAACTTGGTTATGTAATAAGAGTGACTCATTTCTTTTACTCATATGAGCTTCAAAGATATCTAAGTCGCTACTGCTTTCATCATCACGTTTGTCATGATTAAATCTGTTAAAGTTATAATCATACTTACCATCTACTATCTTAAACCCCAATGTTTGTTCGATACTAGTATGGTTAAAGTGTACTACGTTTCTGATATAAGTATACTTAGGGAATAGCTGAATGATTACGTTGTTTAAGATATTGGCTGCTTGTTCATGTACACTTACAGCTGCAATCTCCAACTTAACCCATAATTTAGCATTCCGCTTATGGTTAACCATTACACCGTTCATTACTGTTTGGTATAACTTATTAACCAAGTCCATTTCTGGATGCATTTCATATAGTAGAATATTGTAGAAGTGAATTAGGAACTCATCAATATTAGCTACTTGTCTATGGAATGCGAAGTGTGTCAATAATGGAATAAGTATTACTTGGAATAGACTTACTTCCATCATAGCGTGTACGTGTTGAAGATTGTAATTCAATACGATATTACGACCTTCACCATCAAATGAACGAAGCTCTTGTACACAGTTAGCATCATTCATCTCTTTGACTTTCTTACCAATATTAGAATCTAATATCAATCTTCTGATATCCCATTCTAGATTGGCTTTGTTGTATTGTGGATATGCATCCATCGTTGCTTTGATGTATGCATATGCTGCTAATAGTTCATGCTCAGGATCATAGAACTTCTCGAAGTAATTAATATACTTACAGAAGTGCTCTTGCATGTCAAAATTAGCTTTAGGAATGCTATAGCCACGTTTAGATTTTAGGTTAAAGATATTCAGATGCACGTTTAATTCTGGATCTTGTCCTAACTTCTCAGCTATAGGCATAAATAAAGAAGAAGGTATTTTCTTTACAATTTCATCTTCTGGTAATGGATCCCATCGATCCACTAATGGAATATTATTACTGCCTTTTACAAATAAGTGCGGTTTTATCACCTCCAAAGTCAACTTGTTAGGATCTTTGACCTCGCTATTGAGCTCAAAGGGTAACTTTGTAAACATAGACATTCTGTAATTCTTAATTTTTTCAGATGCTTGCATTAATAATAACCTCCCTAGGTACGTGCATAGATATAATATATCATTATATCTTACTTTCGTTTACTAGTCTTAGTAACCCTTGTATTACTTATTGAACGACTAGCTTTACTAACTCCAACTCTCTTTGTATTACCTATGGTCTTAGAAGAACCACGGTCTCCACGAGCAGTAGATTTCCCTGTTGATTTAGATGTGGTACGTTTAGTCTTAGTACCATATTTCTTTTGCTGTTTAATACGTTCAGCAATCTTATCTTCAGCACTAGTAATCTCTTTGAGATTTACTGTACCATCTTTATATTTATCTTTCTCAGTAAGCTTATACTTCTTGATAGTCAAATACCCAAAGTATAATATCTTAGCATAGTTAACTACTAAGTTAGGGTTAGTAGTCTTAGGTTTATCACTAATAGCTTCCGAACTATACTTCTTCTCTAGTTCAGGAATAGTTAAACCATTCTTATGATAAGCATAAGAGAAAGTGAATGTAAATGCTGGGTCATTACTAAAGAATTGTACTTTGTAATCCTCTAGCTTAGTAGCATTATCATCACCAGCTTTAGCTGGAGAGAATTTATATATAACGTCATAAAAGAACTTAGGTATATTCTCTGATGGTATCTTCATGATACACCAGAAGTTACCTTGCTTATCTTTTATGGCAGAGTATTCGATCTTATTATTATAGTCTACTAATACCTTAAAGAACTTCAGCGAGTACATAGATGTCAAAGCCGTTCTATTACCAGCAAATGATGCACCTGTACCTGATGGGTTCTTTATATATTGACGTAGAGTCATTATCTTTTTAGCCATAATAATCCCCATATAGTCTACTATAGGTTAGAGCCAGTGGCCCTAACCTTAGTAGACAAACTATTATTTGTTTTCTTCAGATTTCTTCTTTTCAATTTCACGTATAGCATCATACATATTATTGGAAGCTTCTGGAGTTAAGAATTGGTTGCAAGTAATAAGAATAGTCATCAATTTAGAGATGATAGTTAATACAGCAATATCAGAACGGATAGATGTAACTACATCTTCGGAACGTTCACCTGTAGTAATATCAATTGGCATTCTAGGTAATAGTTTATCTTCACCACCTAGAGCTGCTACTACCATTTGGTGTACAATTCCTTGACGTTCATATTCACTATAACTTTCATGAATTTCAGAACGTTTAGTACCGTATAGTAATGCTGCAAGATCCAAGTAAGAGTTATAGATGATAGAAGCAATAGCTGCTTCTAATGTAGGTTCATCATCAAAAGCATTACCATATTTCTTATATACATCTTCAGCTGCAAATAAACCTTCAAGGTTAGATGCATAACCGAAACCATGAATAGCGGCAGACATACAGTTCAATACAGCATCTTCAGCAGCATCAAAACGGTTATCACGTTCTTCTTGTGTAGACCCACCGATGTATAAGTCTAATGTATTAGCTTTAAGAGAGTTAAGTCTACGTTTAAGTGTGCCAAGAGTATTTACATCTTGACCGTCACGTTTAGCTTCAGCAACTTCACGTTCAGCATGATCAATCATACCTTGATATAGGTCACTATATTCAGTAGTGTCTTGTTTGTACATTTCACAAGGATTGATAATCTTAGTTTTACTGAAATCGGAGATTACAGCATCAGCACAACCAAAGAAATCATGTACAGTTTCATTAGTTGGTGCAAGACCTTGTTTTTGTTCCTCTTCTTGAATAGTTAAGTCTACGTACTTCTTGATTGTCGTAGCATTACATAGACGAGCTAAGTCAAGAATCATATTCTTATCTGTAATATTAGGTACAAATAAGAATGGGATTTGGATACCAGCAGAGCGATACTTATAGATAGCTTCAGTTACAGCATCCATTGTAGTATCAATATCACGAGTAGTTCTAGGACATAGAATCACTGTAGGAATCATACCTTTAATATCATTAGCTTTGATTGGATCCATAATATTACGCATGATAATATTTTGTACATAACCAATCATTTCTGGTGTATCTACAGGGTCTTCAAAGAAGTAGATTTGTGGATGATTCAATTCAGCAAATCCTTCTTTATTGTTTACATAGACTTTATCACCATAACCGGTGTTAATAGTCATACCGTCATATGTGCGAGTATAGTCTTCATCGATAGAAGAGTGTTTAACTGTGATAAATACTTCATTACCCATCTCTTTATAGATATTGGCAATGATAAGAGATAAGTCTTCATCACCATTAGTAGAGATTTTAGCAATACGATACATATCATCAGGGGTAGCTTCTTTAGCTCGAGATACAATAAGTTCATTAATCTCTTTTACGATAGCTTTGAATGTACGTTCAATCATTACTGGTGGTACATTGCTAAGTTCATCATCATAAATCTTGATATTTCCCGCTCCATTTGTTGCCATGAAGTTAGGTTCTTCTTTGGTAACAAAACGTTTGTAAATGTTGTACGCAAGAAGTGTTGCAGAGGTGGTGCCATCACCTACTTCTTTGACAACGTTATTAGTCAAATCAACCATAATATCAGCTAAGCTGCTTTCGATTTGACCTAAGAATTTAATATTCTTAAGAATAGTATTACCATCTTTAGTAAACTTAGGGATAGCATCAGTTTTCATAATCTGAGTTGCACTACCATAAGGACCAAAAGAGGTTAATACAGAATCACGGATAATCTTTAACGCTTTAAGATTCGTTTCATGTAAACTATCCTTAGATACGATATTAGAAAGAATTTGCATCTTTCCTCCTCCTTACATTATACAGGTTTAACCACCGAAGAGTATAAGTCTACGGTAAATATAGCATTATCGTCACTAAACTCTTCCATAAATTCTAAATCAGGACTTTCCTCTTCACCAACAGTGGTTAGATTGAATCCGTAATTAGCTAAGAATATAGTCTTTCCTTCAACCCTAGGGGTTATAAGTCCAACTGTATCTTTATCTTTAATGTACAAAGCATCATAATCATTACGAGCTATCTCCTTAGTATCGAATACTCGAATCAATGGGGATATACTTCGTATGATAGATTCTTCTTTCTTATTATTAACTATTACACCTATATCAGCTACAGCTACTTCGGTCTTAGTTAATACAGAGAAGAACTTATAGAATTCAGTGAAGTATATATTACGACTGAGATACATCTCCATGAAGAATTCTTTCTTAAGCTCTTCATATAAAGAATCAGCAGAATCTCTATATTCTGGTTTTAAAAGCATATAGATTGGATTCTTTTCAGTTCTAGTTAGAAGAAGTAATCTAAGACTTATAGGATCCTCTTCTAGTATAGTATCAAAGTACTGTGATTTACCATAATACCGTTGTATTAGAGTTGCCAAGGTAAAGTCTAAATCGAATAGCATCTCAAAATCAAAGATAGCTTTTATTTCAGCCATAGTATATTACCTCGTGGAATAATAGGGAATAGTCTTATGACCATTCCCTATATATTTATCTATTATAAGTCATCTAAAGAACCGTTAGAGAACCCACCAGAGTTATTCATAGTATTAGAACCAGAAGAACTATTACCTTCGCCAGATAAATCATTCAATAATTTACCAACTGGAGAGTAGTCATATACAGCACGAGCAGATGCATAAGCACTACCATAAGCCATACCGTTATAGAAGTCTTCCAAGATAGTAACCAAGTTTTCTAATTCAATATATTTGTAATCATCTGTGTTGTGTTCACCATCCATATCATCACGATTGAAGTTGTGTACACCGAAATAGTAATCAGCATTGATTTCATAGAAGATTTCCATTTCAATTTTAGATGCATCATCAGAGAACTTACGAATTGTAATGCATGGGAAGTCAGCTTTAGCTACTTCGAATTCTTCACCAGTGGATACAGTTACAAGTGTTTTACCTGTAGTTACACCAGCAGATTTAATAGCGCCATCAGCTGCAATGAATTTACGAATTTCATTAGCTAAGATACGTGCTTTAACTGGTGTCAAGAATGCATCAGCACGGTTATCACGGTCCATTGTATAGTACTCACCATTATTACCATTAGACTTAACTAGATGAGCAATAGTAAGTTTAAGCATATTATTCCAATAAGAAATATCAATACCAGTAGGTGCTTTATCCTTGTTACCATCTGGCATACGGAAACGATAACCACAGTATACGTTTACAGAACGATTGTTGCTACCATTACCAGCTTTACGTGTGTTAAATAATGATTGTCCTAGAGCCATTTTAGTTTCCTCCTATAGAAATCTAACTTAATTTTGATTACGAATGTGTTATACTGGTTATAATTTCCTACTTAGATAAAAATAGGCTACCATAGAGCATTGCTCTATGGTAGAACCTTATTTTCTTAGTTAGTCTTCACCGTAGTTTACATAAATACGTCTATAGTTACGTTTGTATACTTTCTTAGCTACAACGTCATTACGTAATTGGTTATAACGTTGATACAAATCAACGAATGCTTTACGTTCTCTATCAGTGATTTGAGGGTTGTCATCGTTTAATACACCATCGATAACGCTCATACGACTATTAATTTTATGCAAGAGTAATAGAGCATCGTCCTCGTCATTAACGTTTTGAAGAGTGACAGCATAATCATAATAGTCTTCCTCAATGTCTTTAATAGAAGACATTGTGAATTTCTTGGTCATACTTTGGTATTTCATTTTAACGTCGTCAAATACAGATTCTAAGATAGAAGAATCATCAATTCTAGATAACGCAGTAATCATATGATTCATTTCACGTTTAACTAAACGTACTGGAGTGTAAGAAGCAGCTTTACGTAGTAAACGTATAGTACGGATACGTTGACCTTTGATATCATTGTAGATCCGGATTGTCCATGCAATAATCGCAGAAGGAGAACCACCTTCGGAGAACATGTTTAAGTAGCCAAACTTTTTGAGTTTACTAATAGCACTATTAAGTTCGTTAATGAACCCACAAGACATAATAAAGTCATCAATAGCAACGTTGCTAGTCAAGTCCGCCGTGAAGATTGAGGTTAATTTATGTAATAAGTCTTTCAAACCAAATGTAAGAATAGCTACGTAGTTTACATTGTCTGTAGTACGTAGTACATCATTTGTAGTATCAAGATATAAATCAATCTCTTTTACAGCACGGTCTATTGGACCAGATGAGTTAATCATTGAACCTATATCATGTAGAATAATAGCAAGGATATCTCTATTAGTCAAACCTAGCAATGGATTAAATAGTTTAGAGTCCAATTCAACGTAGTACTTCTCAATAGTAGTAGTATAATCAGATATAAGTAAAGGATATACATCCTTTTCTTTTAAGACTGGTTGTACGTACACACCAAAGAAGTCTAAGTCTGTGTTATTAGTGTATAAGACACCCTCACATTTGACATCTCTGAAGAACATGTTTAATTCATATGCAAAGTTTCGAAGGACATCAGGATCAGCATCTTGTTTTAACGAATCAATTATAGTTAAGAGATCATTAAAATCATAATTTGTTTTTGCTTTATCCATTCTTATCCCCTTGTGAAAACAAAGAGTGAGCCTATAGACACTCAGTCTATAGGCCTGCTCTTTTCAATAAAACCACGAATGCTATACTAATTCACCATCAGCATAGTATTACTGAATGTGGATATTATCTTTCAGATTCACGAACTACACGATCCAATTCGAATGGTTCAACTTTAGAAGTTACACCTGCTGCACGCATAGCATCCAATTCTGCTTTAGCTGCTTGAGCTGCTGGAGTCAATTCAGCTTCTACAGAGTATGTATGAGGGTTGGAAGCCAAGTCGTATTTTACAGGGTAAGGGTAACCAGTTGGGGATACAACTTTAGTGCCGTCATGACGGATGGAATCATAGAAGCCATGATCGTTCATGTCGTAACGTTCGTTGTAATCTTTAGTTACAGGTTTAGTATTTTGAACTGTATCACGAAGACCGGAAGCGTTCAAGATACGAAGACGACCTTGTACTGGTTGATAGGAGAAGAAGTGGAAACGTTCAAACGCATGTACAGCTGGGAGAGCGTAGTTTTGTTTGTTACGGATTTCGTTGGATAAGTACAATTGATAATCGTAAATAGTGTAGATAACACGGTCAGTGTTACGAGGGTTCAATACGATAATCAAGTTGGAATCGTTACGAAGTTTATCGGAAGAAACGAAGTTGTAAACACGTTTGTCGGAAGTTACAACTGTACGTTTGTAATCCAATTCTACAGGACCAATGCTGGATGGGGATTGGTAAGTGTATTCTACTGGAGTAATACGACGAATCAATGCAGGAGCACCGATAACAGAAACAGTTACGTTAGGATCGTTCAATACTTGGAGCAATGTAGTTACATACATATCTAATTGGTCCATGAACATTGTACGTCTCCAGTTTACTGGATCCATGTTATAAGTGTCTGGTGGGCAGAAGTCGAATGTAGCTGCAAGTTTGTTAGCTGCAGGCATAGTTTTGAAAGACAAGTCCAATTCTTTACGGATTTTGTCATCTTTGTAGTTACCCAATACGTCTTTGATCAAGCCAAGAGTTTTGGACAATTGGTCAACGTTGTATAATGCTTGAACGTCTTTTACTTCTTCAGGAGAAATAGGAACGTTGATAGGGTTAGCATTAGGGATTTCTACGATTTGAGTTACAGCATCCCAACGTACGGATGGAGTATCGATCATAGCGTTGGAAGTGTCACGTTTGGAATCGATGATTACACCTTTGATGTCAGCAGAACCAACACAGGAAATCATGAATTGATTGTTTTTAGTGTAACCAGTGATGTAACCTTCAACTACGTCTGTAGTACCAGGTTTTACGAAGTTGAATTTAGTAGTGATTTGACGGTCCAATTCACCATAGCCAGGTTCGAAACGACGAGGGCTAATAGCGATTACCAAGTCACCAGTATTAGTTGCAGTTTTAACGCCTACAGTTTTGTAAGTTTCACCAGCAGCATTTACAGCTTTGGAGTCAACTACGATAGCATCGCCATCATGAGCGTTAGTACCGTCGATTACGATACCAGTGATAGCTGTAGTAATGGAGTATGCATCATAAGCTTTGTTGAAACCATCTTTAGCACCATAAAGAGCCAAGTTCAAGGATTCACGCATAGCTTTTTCGTCAGCACCACCAGGGATGATAGGTTTAGTTGGGTTAACTTCTACGAATACACGACGTGTAGGAGCAGAAGATTCCATCAATTCGAAAATACGATTTTGTTCTGTGAACATATCGATTTCAGTACCATCAACACCGATCATTTTGCGCACTTCCATGCTCAAAGTGAACTTAGGAGTTTTAGCTACAGCTTTAGGAATAACGCCTTTATCGAAAACGTTATTCATCATCATATTTTTGTGTAAAGGTAACACAAGACCCATTACAGGGTTGTAAGAACCGATGGAAGCATATTCCAAGATACCTTGACGGTCGTTTTCGAAAAGTTGTTCCATCATCATTTCGTGATCACGAAGACCTGCTGGGTTGTCAGCAAATTCGTCTGCATCAGCAGATTCATTTACGAAGAAGTTTTTAAGGGCACGAGCAGCGTCCTTATTACGCATCAAACGAGCAGACTCAGTAAAGAAGTCTGTTTGAGTTTCGCTTGCAATGTTTTCCGCCATTTCTACAATGGCATTAGCGAATTCGTATTCAGAACCTTTATGGAAAGAGCGGCTGGATACAACATCGCTAGATTGATTACCTACAACTGGCATATTTGTAGTCTCCTTTCAGGATAGTTTAATTTAAACATTAATGCTCAAATTAGCGCATTTTAATATATTGTTATATTAGCTAAACAGGGCAGACTGGTCACTCAGTTTTTTCTGTATCGTCTTCTTTAACTGTAGTGGCAAGTAGTTTGACAAGTCTATCTAATATAAGCAGCGAGTAAAATAGTTCAGACTTATTCTCAATATAAGACTTAGTCGCAAACGTATTAATGATATAGTGTTCAACTGTATCACGTAATTGTTGCGTAAGTTTAGTCACACGTAGTACTATATTGATATTGTCTGGAGTCTTAGCAATGTAATCGATCTTAGTAATAAACCGATTGATTTGATCATACAAATCCATCCATCTAGTCTTAAGTTCTTTTATTGCTATATTTTTCTGTTCTGGTTTTAGATTGTTGAAAAGATTATCTTCAATGGCTTTGATATCAGTATCTAGTTTAGGGTCTCCACCAGTACTACCATCATCAGTACCAGTATCACCTGTACCATCTCCAGAGTCATCAGTGTCTCCACCATCATCTCCTCCTGCATCAGGTACATCATCTCCATCTTCGGACGGAATGTCATCTCCATCCTCGCCAGTATCTGGTTCAATATCGTCACCATCGCCACCGTCATCATCGGTATCGTCAGTACCAGCATCTGGAGCATCGTCTCCATCTTCAGTTGGTACGTCTTCACCATCTTCTGATGTATCTGGTTCGATATCGTCACCAGTGTCTCCATCATCATCAGCGGAATCTGCAGGTGCCTCATCATCCTCAGTAGGAACATCGTCACCTTCGTCTGGATCTACTCCGTCATCTTCTGGTGTATCATCACCAGCAGGCTCGTCATCTGTACCACCATCACCGGTATCAGTATCATCGTCATCAGTAGGTACATCATCGTCTCCCTCATCAGGTTCAACGTCATCATCGGTAGTGTCGTCGTCAGCTGTATCTTCTGCTGGTGGTTCTTCTTGAGTATCATCATCTTCAGGAACTTCATCTCCATCTTCAGGAACATCTGGTTCCATTGTATCATCATCTTCAGCAGGGGTATCTTTTTTCTTCTTATTATCCTCTGCTTCAAGGATAATAGAATTAGTTAGTTCGTCAAGGAATCCCATATATTATCCTTTCATAAAAACTTTCATATGTATTCTAAAATCATTTAGCTTTGTCGATTGTTGACCATACCATTCTATTAAGTCTAATACATTTTGTATTCTCCCAGAATCAAGGTCCCGTTTTACATATCTAAGCATTGATGTAAGTTTACTAGTACCCTTAATAATTATAGGATATTCACATAGCTCAGGGTATACTGTAAATATAGGATACAAATCTACACCTTCTATGACTATCTTATGTAGTCTAGAGACACAGAATTCAATTATCTTAATAATCCATCTTCTACGTTCAATAGTAAGCTGTTTCTTTTCTGGAGTCATAGGGTCTTCTCCATCAGCAAATACTCTTGAATAGGTATTAATGAACTTTAGGTATGCAGGATTCTTTTTAATAAACTCATAAAAAGTCTTATAGTGTTTCTTACAATAATCAACTAGCCAATCAGCATCTTGTGGATAAACTATAGCGTCTAAGTTTAGTAATTCAGCATTATGCTTTTTAGCTAATTTGAATGATAATGTAGTTTTACCAGATGCTGGATAGCCTAGTATAAAACATACATTGAATCCTTTACCACGGTCAAATCTATCAAAGTTTACATATATATCATCATCACTAAAAAATAATGGATGATCTATCTCTGATTTAAACAAGCTCATTATTAATCATCCTCGTCTTTAGATTTACTAATAGCTTCACCATGTTTCACTACCATAGTATATCCAAGCTTTTCTTTTTCACGGATAAGTTTTTGTTTAATTTTCATAAGATTACGAATTTTCTCTAATTGGTTCTTTTCTTCGGCATCTTTAAGATATCGGTTACACATATTGATTTCTATTTCTAGTTCATCCATAAGTTTTCTACGTTCATCAGCAGAAGCTTGACGTCTAGTTACCCACCATCCGAATAAACCAATTACAGATAAAGTCGGAGCAACCATATAGAGTACACCAGTGGTGATAGCAAGTTTAATAATAGTAGAAGCTTTAGGGATAAACTTATCAGCAATAACTTCTTCCCTAGCATTATCTTCTGTATCTTTAGTTACAGCAGAAGTCAAATTCTTAACTGCGGCATCGAAAGTACGGCTAGCCATCTTTTCATTATCAGATAACTCAGTAAGTTTCTTATCTAGTTTCACACCAATGGATTTAACTGTATCTAAGAAACTCATTTCCATATGTACTTTTTCTACTGTATCAAGATTCTCTTTACTAGGGTTAGTAAAGATACCTTTGATATCACATTCCAAAGCATAGTATAGTTCACCTAATACGTAAAGATATTCTTTCATATCACGGCGTTCTAATTCTTCTACATAGCCTTTGAAGATAGCTACTAATTGATTATTATCATATCCTTCTTGGAATGAAGAGATTTTAGTTACTACAAGATCAAAGATTTCTTTACGAATATAGTCAGATAGAACTAGGCTCTTGGATAAGATTAAAGCAAACTCTTCTGGTTTAGTGGAGTTAATGATAAACTCTTTATATTTGAAACCAGTATCGCTATCTAGTTTTAATGCTCTCCAAGTACGGATTACATTACTACGGAGTAACTTACCACCATCGTCGTAGAAATCTTTATCAATATGATTAGTATCTTCTTCAGTAGCCTCAGTAACTACAGAAGAATGCTTGATAATCTTTCTAAAGCTTTCTTGTAACACATTATCAGTATCTCTAACGAAGAAGTATCCAGTAATAGCTTCTAGTACTGCATATCTATCATAATCACAGTTATACTTATCTAATAGATAGAAATAGTTTTCTAGAGTAATCTTATACTTATCTTCGATAGGAAGTTTGTAAGTATCAATCAGCTCAGCAAACTTAATAGCATATACTTTAGATTGTACTTCATTGAATACATTCTCAGAGATAAGCTTATCTGTATTGAAACGTTTATTGATCATTGTATGATTCTTAATAACTCGGTCATAAGTACATAGAGCATTGGCCTCGTTAAGAATCTTTTCCACTGCATGGATATAAGCATTCTTTTGGTGCTTAGTAAGTTCAGTACTTTCATTGATTGTATCTGTTTGATTAGCAAGAATATTCTTCATACCTCTACGGATACGTTCAGGATCTTGTACTCGACGTACACCTTCTAATACTCGGCCAAAGTATTTCTTTACATGTACAGGGTTATTGACTTGCAATGCATCAAGATATAAACCAACAGACTTAACTACTGATTCATCCAAGTTAGCATCCAAGTTTAAATGGTTCTCGATTGCAATTTTCAAATTTTCCTCTGTAGGATTGCGTCTTGCTTTTTCATAAGCATAAGCCATAACAACCCCACTAGGATTACGCTTACTTTCTAAGTATGCTTTACGTTGTCTTAATCGTCTTAGCATTTTTACGTTTTACCCTCACTTTCTATGAATAATTGATGATTATATATAGGTTCTCTATTTAATTTACCCAGAACGCACTTATAAGGGAAACATATAGTTAATTTTAATCCCATAAGAAGAATCGGAGGTACTATATAGATGTCCATTAAAAACATCCCATACATTATCCACGAAGCTCCTATGGCAGTCGCATCTTCTGAAATTGTGTCTGAGAATAATGGTAAGATCATTGCTCAAACCATTTTACAAGACTTAGGAGTACAAAACCGTAATAGACGTATTTACTTACCTAATGACTTATTGCCAGAATTGCGTGCTAGTCGTGCTATGGAGCTTCTTGAAACTGGTAATCTTAAAGGTGAATTGGGTCACCCTATGAGCCAAGAGTTGTCTCGTCAACAAACTATCGATCCAGTATTAGTTTGCTGTAAATATCTTAAACTTTGGAACGAAGGTAATCTTATTAAAGCTCACGTTACTGGTACTAATAACCAATACGGTGATTACTTTAATAGAGACTTGATGGATGGTGAAAAACCATCTTTCAGTTTACGTGCTTTAGGTACTATGCAAGTTAATGGTGGTAAGTCTTATGTAAAAAATATTAAAGTTATCACTTGGGACCGAGTAATCTATCCTTCCCATAAAGTAGCTTACGTAGAAAAGCTTATTACTGAATCTGCTGATGTAGATACAGCTTCTATTAATAGCAACCAAGTTGTAGTAGAAGAATCTTATCAAGGTTCTATTATCCCTATTACTAACTGCCCACAAGTTAAAGACTTCATCAAAACTGAATCAGCTAACTTAGATATCATGGCAGAAGCATTTGGTATTAGCTCTTATGATAACATCGCTGTTACCAAAGAGGGTACAATCCAAATGTTTAACCAAGACGGTTCTACATTGGTTATGAAACCAGAAGACTATATCTTAAAAGAAATCAGAAACTACGCTGAAAAGAACTTCTAAGAAAAAATAAAAGAGAATCTAGGTAGAGTCAATGACTCTACCTAGGTTTTACTATCAAAGCTATCTTATTTGGAGTTACAAATCTCCAACCCATAGGCCAATAATTATCGTATACTTCGCCATAATACTCAAAGAGTTTATGTGATGGTATATATATACCATTACGTCTTACTGGTAAATCACCAAATTCTTTTAACCCTGTATAGAGATCACAGTCTCTAGGGATATTAGTCATATCACCTAGCATTACATAGTTTAAATATATAGGGTATGTAGTAGGATTTCTGTAGACAAAGTTCTTATGATCAGAATACTCGTCTACATAATAAGTCTTTATAAAGTCTACATCTATTTGGTAGCCTAATAGTTTAGTTAACTCATCTAACCTATTAAGCATAAATGTACCAGTTCTATACTCATTCTCTGCTTCACATTTATCAACTAATCTATTTTGGAAATGTAATTGATAAATGTCTAGAGCTTGTTCACAGTGAGATAACTCATGTAAAGTAATCTCAGTGACTCTAGTTATATACCGTTCTATAGTATCTTCATCTTCACCATATTTGAATATGGTTGGTAAACTTACACTGATCTTACCAAATACGGATGTATTTGCATATGCATCTGGATCTTCTCGTAATGGAGTATCTAGAACGTGTAATGTAGTGTATGGGTGGGATGGATTAATAATCCCGTTGTACTTAAGATAAACTTTAATAGCAACTTTCCTCATTAATCTAGAGGCCACTTCATAAGAAATACGCATAATATCTATCACCTCAACATTATGATATATAACCAAAATAACCCTTAAAGGAGGCAAATAGGCATGGCATATAATAGAATGACAGACGTCATTAATAAGATCGAACGACGTCTAGGTACAAAGCCATTAGGATTACCACCTGACCTAGCTAAAGATAAATGGGCTAGCGAAGTAATCATTCCAGATACACTATCTACATTTAGTAGATATTTCCCTCATATGATTAGAGTCTTGTTAACTAAAGAAGATCAACGTGGAGACTATTATCTTCTTGATAGACATATCCCAGAGAACTATGAGATTCTTGGTGTTAAAGATCTTATGTGGGAAGACTTGGATACTACAAGAACTGGTGTACAGCAATATGGTACATACGTTATGTCAGCTAAAGCATTAAGCTTTGATGATATGATGCTGTCTCAACAATACGCAAACATTGCATCATTGTTTAATAATAACGTATACGTTGAATACATTCCGCCTAATATGGTTCGTGTAACTATGAATATGGCAGGACAAGTATCTAATATCCTAGACCAAATGACTCTAGGTGTATTCGTTAAACACCCATCTAATCTAATGACTATTGAACCAACTAAGATGGAAACATTTGAACGATTGGCTACAGCTGATGTAGCAACTTGGCTATTTGAATACTTAAAACACTTTGATGGTATTGAAACTGTATTTGCTAATATCGATCTTAAGTTATCTTCTCTTGAGCAACAAGCGTCAAGACGTGAAGAGATTGTACAGTTCTTACAAGAGAACTATGTCAACCCAGCAAATGGCAATCAACCAATTATGTACACCGTATAATAGAAAAAATCCCACTATGAGGAATTTCCTCATAGTGGATATTTCTTTGTTTATAATGAGATATTATTAGTTCCAAGTAAACCAGTTGTACCCATATACTTAGCCATAGTACTAGCATGTAATAATGGATTGTATGTGGATAAGAATCTTTTAAACCCTTTGATGCGGTTTATAGTTACATTGAATGAATCTTCAGAAGATTCATTGAATACAAAACTTACACCAGCATAGAATGACCCAGTCTTCTTATTATCAATAACCACAGGTACACAGTATAAAGATGCTCCACGATAGTCTTTCATAAGCATAGGTCTTACTGTATTAGAATTACATCTTAAGTCATAAGATACACCATCTTTACCACGTACATAATCAAATGGTGAACCCTCTGCATTTACATCACAGACTTCAAGAATAGTATCTATTAACTCACAGAACTCATCATAGTTCTCCCAAGTCAAGTCTATAGATACATTACTATTACCACGTTGAGTCAAAGACATGTAATACTTATACCTAAGATTTGTAGTTATCTTATTACCACTATTGATTAGAGTATACTCATTGTGTAATGGGCTAAACTTAGTATTACCGTTTCTTAGTGTAGTCGTATTGAATGCTACAGTAATCTTCATAATCAGATTATTACCGAAATCAAATACTTCCTCGCTTATCTTAGTATATGATTCAAAATTTTCCATAGTGCTTCCTCCAAGAAAAATTAACCGTCATATATAAGTTAAAGTCCTTGTAGAAGACAAAAAATAAAGACGGGATTGGTTACCCGTCTTTATATAGTGATTATGCAGAAGCTTCAGCAGCTTCTTCAGCTACTGGAGTTGTTGCAACTGTTTCTTTGGATTCTACTTTTTCTTGTTTAGCTTTTGGTAATTCGATATTAATGAATACTTTATTACCATCTTCACCTACACCTTGTAAGGAGATTAAGCCTTTAGAAAGATCAGAATCTTTCTTATTATAGTAGAACCGTTGCCCTTCAGCTAAACTATCAGCTTTAGCTTTAAGAGCTTTTAATGCTTTATCATTAGTATTACTAATGATAGCAGAAACTACATCTTTTTTGATGGATTTAAGATTGATGATCTTATTAAGTTTATTATAAACTTTATTATTATCGATCACATTATCTTTCTTTCCATTTTCAGATTTAGTTTCTTTTTTCTTTGCTTGCTTTACTTGTGGCTCAAGTTTAATTTTAACTTCGCCACAGATATCTAACAAGCTTGCGATTTCGCTATCCTCGATGTGACCATATTTGTCGGCTCTTTTATTATAGTATGCCGACAGGTACTTAACAAGTAAGTCCTTAATAGTCAATTTAACATCTTTAGATGGCATGGAACTGAGTGCTCCCGCTACGTATAGAGCTTTGCCTAGGGAGCTTACATTTGTAAGCTTACCCTTTTTAATATTCTTGTGAATATCTTTTGCTAGCTCTTTTGATACCAATTCCTTAATTACGGCCTTACATGTTTGCATGTAGTGCTTGCTGGAATTGATCATCAATTCACTGATTGTTAACCCTGTCATAAGGGAAATGTCAGCAACATCGAAACGGGAAGCGTGGTTTACAAAGTTAATAGTTCTCATGGATTTATCCTCCTAAAATTAATAAATAAATTGAAATACATAATCACTATTACCAATATAGTATACAATTGAAAAAGTCTTAGATAACGAAAATCCCCATAATAGCATTTCCCTTTTCGGAATCCTTTTTTTTTTTTTTCTTTCTTATATACACTATTTATATCAAATGTATCTCTATAGTCTATAAACATACGTTTTGCTTCATATTGAGCTTTTACATTCTCACGTATAAGCTCAAGTTCTTCAGCTTTATTATTCAATGTATTGAAATCTAGCTGTATTTCTTTACAATCTGAAGCATATTTCTTAAATATAGGTTTCTTAGCTCTATAATACTGTCTAGTTGATGTAAATCCAGTATCTACAAACTCTATATAGTCTGTATCATCATTTCTAGTTCTACCTAGGGTTTGTCTAGCTAATACTTCAGACTTAAATGGTTCATTTAAGACAAATGTAGCTCTAAGACCACGTATATCTAAAGCAGCACCAGCAGACTTAGTTGTAGAGAGAATAATAGTCTTAGATAAAGCTATTTGTTTCTCTGCTTGTGTATATGTGGATGTGAATATACCCACATCACCACAATACTCTGGATAGTTCTCTTCTATCCAGACTTTGATCTCTTCGATAGCTTGGTTAGTCCCAATATATACTAAGACTTTACCACCTATACGAAGAATCTTATCCATCATAACAAGCATAATCTTTCTAAACTCTTCAGTATTGACTAATGAGTTCATATACTTATTACGGTCTAGACCATACATGTAATTATAACAGTTGGCTCTCATCTGCGGAGTCGGTCTGCTATTGTATAGTATAGCATGGTATCTTGTATGCGGATCATTATCAGCATCAAACAAGTCTATCTTAGGTACATTCTTAAAGTATAGCTTATAGATAGTATTCTCATCACTATTACTCCGTATAGGTGTAGCAGTAAGATATAAAGTTTTCTTTGTATTTGTAGCATAGTCTATACTAGCAATATTCTCAAAGTTAAGATGAGCCTCATCGAATACTTTCATATATACATTAAGTTTCTTGAATAGCTCACCAATAGAGTCCCATCCAAATCGTTCACCAAAATTCTTTAGCGTAGAATGGGTTACCATGAATGCTTTATACTTAGATAGATCAGTAAATCCTTTAAGAATCTTGTGTATAGCAGCTGCACCAGTGATTATCAGTACCTCCCTAATGTCGGTATTAGTATATTCGGCTACACAGTTTTGCCACTGCTCTAACCATGCCTTATTTGAGGCAATTACACATATCTTTACATTCCAATATGCCATAGCGGCTATAGTTACATAGGTTTTACCAGCACCAGTGTTTAAGTTTACTGATAACTGTGTCCTATTACTATTAGCCATGTATTCACCCTTAGCTAGAATGAATCTTAGAGCTTCTTTTTGTACATCATCTCTAGGCATATACTTAATAGTGGTCATAGTAGTCTGCTCATATGGATCACTATTGTACTCACGTTCCATTTCTACACCTAAAGTCCTAGATATAAACCCAGTATCTACCCCTCTAGGGAGATACATAAGTTTCTTCTCTTCATCGAACCTAACTCCTACGTATTTATAAGTATGAGTCAGAGGATCGAAGATAGTAAAGTACTTTTCTAATCCAGGTACTTTACCTGGAGTATAATCAGTAACTACTATACAAGTATTTCGTATTATAGCTCTCATAATACCTCCTTTAAAGAGAATACAGTATGGGAATAGCTCCCATACTGTATAGTTTCTTTATTCTTCATCATCAACTTTAACAAACATGCTTTGGATTTCTTTCTTAGTATCATCTATAGATAAATCTCTAGCCTCTTGGTTTAAGAACTCTTGAGGGTTAAGCATGTAATAGTAGTCTATAGAAGATGGAGTTTCTTTTAAGAATGTATTAGGGTTCTTCAATGTATCTTTAATACGTTCATATGCTAATGAGATAATCAATGATGGATTTTCTCTCAAAGCTGTACTTAATGCAAGTAATTGATACTTAGCTTCAGGATAAGACCAATCAGGTTTACCCATAATATCATCTACTGCTCTAACTAAGTTAGCAATGATAACCTCAGTATGTACACTCATTACATTAAGACCACCCTCAATGATGGTAGCATTAAACTTAGTAATGATTTCAGGTAATGTAAACTTAGGAGTGATACTTGCAATATTGATAATACGTTGAGCTTGCTCCATTGTCTTAGCCAATTCATTATTTTGAATACGCATAAAGAATAATGGAGTCTCTTCGTTCAATAACGGCTTAACGTTCTTTTTAGGTACATGTAATCGTACATCGAAGTATTCACTATCATCATCAGGAATACTAGAGTTAACCATTCTACCAAAGATATCACCAAGATAGAACTTGGATACATGATCGATATCGATTTCCTCGCCACCATCTTCATCTATGATTACAAATTTATCAATATACTCATTTAAGATATCAGTATCTTCACGTTCTTCTCTAATAGAATCATATTCTTCATCTGTAGTATCTTCAGAGATGCTATCTTTATAGATACGAATCTTAACTTTAGATAAGTCCACTTCCTCTTTAGGAAGAATACGGTTATCGAAGATAGTAAAGTACTTATTGAATTTATCAGGCCATTCAATAGTTTGAAGCTTAACTTCAAGAAGATGCTTAGCTGACAATAGCACTTGAGTAAACTCTCTACTGATAAGCTCTGCAGCGAATTTACCGATATTGATATTATTATTAGTATGGGCTAACTTACCATAGCAACGATAGCAAATACCATGACCATGTACAGCAGATGCACATGTAGCTGGACTATATAGATATACAGTCTTACCCTTGAGGTCTTTCCAACTATCTTCGGTAATAAGTACATCAAAGCCTTTAGGGTCTAAACGACACCATCTATCTACATACTTATCGAAGAAGATCTTACTATCAAATGTAATAGGGATTAAGTTTTGAGTATCACACTTATAGTTCTTATCTTCGTGGAGATAACTTTCTTGAGCTAATAGACCAAGAAGACGTGCAAAGTAACCAGCATCACCAACGTTATCTTTAGCTAGGATTTGTGCAATACGTCCACCAGCAGACTCAATAAAATAAGCGATGTTATTATTTACACCACCAGTGATAAAGCTATTAGGAATGATATATGGATATACACCACCCTCACCATCTGGCTTAGCACCGATGAATCCCATAAACTCTCTCAACTGTTTAAGGTTGATGGTTTCTTTAGCTCTAAAAGCATTAGCATAGATATGATCATATCCAATATACTTCTTAGAGTTCTTTACATAATCCTGAATCTTATCAATCAACTTATTACCATAAGACTTAGATTCAGATAGAGTTACATTCTCTAAATCAGGATAGATAAGCTCTTTATAGTCAGGGATATTTCTAAGCATCATAACTTCGTCATGTAAGTTTACACTATTAACAAAGAATGGTGCAAATTGGTCTACGAAACTAATATTGAAGATCATATCAGCAATAGCTTGATTCAAAGTCTTCAATGGAATAATCTCTCTATAAGGACCAATGATAAGTTTATTAATATAATTCTCGATAGTTCTACCAGGGATACAATTATCAAAGAATAAGTGTTCTGGTTTAATAGTATCACCGACTTTAACGATGATATTCCAGAAGATCATATTAATCATATAGTGTGCGAATGTAAGCTTAATAACTTTACCGCCAATTCGTACACCAATCTTTTTAGTTCTCACTAATTCAGATTCAATCATATCTTTCAAGATATTTAGAATACTTTGGTAGTGAGATTCCCAATTATATATATTAATCTTTTCTACATCTACGACTATGTCTTTACCCATTACATAGTCTGCATAGATGCCGTAATTTACTAGGTTATTCATAAAAACGCTCCTCCTTTATAAAATAAACCATTATATTACTACTACTATAATATACATTTATATGTCAGGAACGTTGTTAATTTTTATAGTCACAGAATAAAGCCCACTATAGAGCAGTGCCCTATAGTGGATACTTTATTAGGATAATTATTTTTTAGGCAAAGCTTTAACTTTGGATGCAGATTTGATGTATTCACGTTGACCAACTTTAGCAAGTTTAACTGCTGCATTGTGGTATTTTTGAATGATCTTAGCAATAAGTTGACGTTCTTTAACACGGTTAAGAACCAATTTAGTCCATAATGGATCTTTTTTGTCTTTAGCCAATTGGTAAGCAGCGATTTTAACACGGCGAGCCATATCGTCTTGGCGGGACAAACGAATCATAGTCTTTTTGTTAAGAACAGCTTTTTCCAACAAAGCTTCAGCTTCAGCGGATTCAACGAATTCTTTACGAGCTTCGTCATCCAATTTAGCAAGCTCAGTGTACAAGTAAGATTCAGTTACAGCATCAACTGTGGATTTAGCTGTATCTTCAAGTACAGGAGCGTCTTCTAACATAATTTCGTCATCAAAAAACATGAGATAATCCTCCTTAATATTAAGAATTGATTTAAAGAAAAATATTTTTCTTGGATTTATATGGTTTAGGTAACCACGATTACTGTATTGTTATAGTATTAGCTAGTAATGTGGTATAAAATACAAAAATACAGAGACTAAAACACCAAACTAATCAGGAGGTATGACCCTATGAAACTAGATTTGAATGCTATTAAGAAATATAAAGAGGAAATGACTACTATACTACGTATGCAGTTTCCGACATTGACTGTAGATGAAATACAGTTCTTTATTGAAGATACTATTGAACGTAAGTTTAGTAATCCAGATGTACGTATAGACAATAACTACAAGGATATTGTGGTAGACTTACAGTTAACTGATTTGGTTAATAAGATAGAAACTGATAAACCTATCTTAGTTCCTAATGGTTGTTTATTTAAACAGCATGAAGAAGGCTTTACACCATTCTATAGACTATTAGAGTCTTATGTGACTAAACGTAAAGCTTATAAGAAGAAGATGTTTGAATTCCCCAAGGGTTCAGATGAATTCAATAAGTATAATCTATTACAGTTACTAGCTAAACGTGATGGTAATGCTACATATGGTGATATTGGTTCACCAGCATCAGCATCATATAACTTATACGTTGCAGTTGGCACTACAGCTACAGGACGTATGCTTATTACTCATGCTATTAGTTTATTTGAGCAAATCTTTACTAATAATCTTAAGTTCCAGAATATAGATGAAGCTGTAGTATTCTTGAATAGAATCATCAAGGAACCATCTCATATCTATAGCAGAGAGATATTAGATAGAGATATTCCTATAGAAGAAGTCTATAAGAAAGTTATTGAGTCTTGTGGCTTATGGGTTAATGATACAGATGAGCATTTCAATAAGTATAGTGATATCATTTGGAATATTCTAATGTATCAATCTCAAGAAGTACTTAATAAGATATACTACAAGAATAACTTATACAGACTTGTAGTAGATTCTCCTAAAGTACAAGAGTTAGTTAAGACTATCTTTAGTGGTATTAACGAACCATTCATGAATCCTAATGAACCACCAGAGAATATAGTTGAAAGTTTAAATAAACTTACAGCTATCTTTATGGAATGGTGCTATATGAGATACATCGTATCTGATAAGTTTGAAAGATGCTCCACTATGACTAGAGATATAGTATTGCTTACAGATACAGATTCTTCTGTAATTAGTACAGATAAGTGGATTCATCTTGTAGATAATATCTTAGTAGACCATGATTGTACTTTGATTAATGACCTAAAAGAAGTTGTAACCAAAGAGAGAAAAGAACTATACAACTTCTATACTGATGAAATCGAAGAAGTCGAAGAAGAGACTAAGATTACTGAGGGATATGATGCAGTACGTATTTCCAGTGTAAATATCTTATGCTATATCGTAAGTAAGATTCTTAAGTCTCATTTCCATCTTATTGCTGAGCAGTATAATACTTTAACACCATACAAAGTATGTCTTATTGACATGAAGAATGAGTTCTTATTTAAACGTGCATTACTTACACCAGCTAAGAAGAACTATGCTACAATCCAAGAGCTTCAAGAGGGTAATATAGTACCTAAGAATAAGCAAATGGATATTAAAGGTCTTCCTATCAATAAGTCTGTATTTAAAGACAGTATTAAAGATGAGCTTCAAGGAATACTTAGAGAGAAAGTATTGCTTAAGTCTGAAGTAGACCAATTAGAAGTTATTGGTTTACTAGCTAAGATTGAAAAGAATATTCATGATAGCATTAAGTCTGGTGAGAAAGACTACTATAAACCAGTATCGGTTAAGTCTATATCTTCATATACAGACCCTATGAGAATTCAAGGTATTAAAGCAGCTATTGCTTATAATGAAGCTATTAGGGATGATGGTACTGAACCAATTGATTTGGATAGTAGAAACTATTTGGATATCCTTAAAGTCAATATTAAAGAGAAAGATATTGGTGAATTACAGCAATCGAACCCTGCTGTATACGAAAGACTTATTAAATTCTTTGATAATAACAGGGAAACGTACAAGGGAGAGATAGCGGCGGTTGCTGTACCTGCTGACGAGCATTTACCAAGTTGGGTATTAGACTATGCTGATTACTTTGAAATCATCAATACTAATATCAAGAACTTCCCTCTAGAATCTATTGGTATAACTAGATTCGAAAAAGAGAACGTGAACTACACGAATATCATAACTATTTAAACTAGAAAGTGGGAGATGTTGTGTATGGCTAAATTGTCAAGAATAGATGACCTAATCTACTTTATCGCTGATTGTGGTAAAGGAGATTATGCTAAAACAGTAAACGATGGATGGCGAGAGTGTAATGATAATAAGTTTGATAAACTTGATTATCTTATGAAAGTATATGAAGCAGCTAAGACTGCTTCATGGCTTAAACACCAACGTTATTCAGCTAAAGTTACATTCGTAAGTATCTTTAGAAACTTTATGAATATCTTAGACCCTAGAAGCAAAGAGTTTGAGTATATCAATAAGGAATACTTTAAAGCTATTAATGTACAGAAGACCACCATAACCCAAATCAATGGGATATTGAATGGTAATAAGATAAGAAGAATATAAAAAATACCCAGTATAGTCAATGGCTATACTGGGATTTCTTTTGTTAGAATTTAGGTTCAGATAGTTTATCACCATCTAATGTCATAGTTAAAGCAAACAACGCTTGAATACATTCATTGGTATTAGATACTACAGACTTACAACCTAAGTCAATATAGTGGATATTAGAGTTAAGTTGTTTTTGTAATTCAACATTAGCTTCATCAGTAAATACACCTTTGATGGTAACCATATCACCATCATAGTCACCACCGATAGAACCTAGGTATGCATTACAGATATTCATAGTATCAATAAACTTATTGGCTGTATTAGTACCGATATATTCATCACGAATCTTAGGGTAGCGTTTATAGAACTTACCATCGAATTCTATGCTTTCAGTTTCAATAGTAGAAGAGATCTTACACTTTGTAGTAAACTGGTTATAGAATGTATCGATAGGGAAACGTGTAATAAGAATCATCTTATCTTTTACAGCTTCAGTTACAGCCATAAAGATTACATCACACCAAGTCAACTTACGTTGTAGCTCTTTTTGTACACCAAAGTCTTTATCTTCAGCAATATCTTCTACACGTTTGAAACGTGCTTTAAGTTTCATGTATAAAGTCTTACCCTTATAGCCGATACGTTCCATTTCCTTAGCTGTAATAGGAGCCTCTACTGGTCTAAATCTATCAGAGTAACCATGTACAAATCTATTTAGTTCTTTCTTAAGAACTAGGTCATTGAAATAGGTTTGCCAATCATCAATTCTAGGATATAAGGTTTCACCTTTCTCACCAATACATTCGTATACAGTAAGACCGGCAAATTGCTCTTCAAAGAATCTTCTCATATGAAATAATACAAATGGGAAGAAGTTAGCAATAGCTGATGTCATAGGCAACATGGAATACTCTAAGTCTACATCGATATCTTCAAGGTTTTCGACTTTAAGATTAGGGGAAGACATAACTAAGCGTGTAGCATAGTCTGTAGTCTTACTAATATTAGTACGACGTAGTACACCAAACTTACCAGGAATACCACCATTAGGATTAGACTCTGTGCCGGAACCAAACCAGTTATAGATTTCTAATAGTAAGTCTTGAATACGTCCCTTATTAGCATCACCAATATTAATACCATAGTACTTAGACTCTTCTAAAGACTTAGCAGATACTAATACGTTTTGGTATAGCTTATTAATATCACCAACTGAGACTTTACCACCATCACTTTTAACGTCACGATAGTAAGGTGGAATGATTAATAGTTTAGTAATGAAGAAGTTCTTACGGTTACGTTCTAAGAACTCGATGAAACGACTACGTTTTGTAGCACCAGTCTCTCTAAACTTGACTTTGTCTATATTCTTATACAAGAACTCTAGACCAGTTTCACCATTCTCATCTTCAACGAATTGTCCATCAGCATCTATCTTAAATAACTTAGTACCCTTAACTACTTCTTTTAGTTTACGGTCAATCTTACCCCAGATTTTATATACTAATGGTGCTAAGAATCTACCATGTAAATCAATATAAGCGAAAGTACCAGCACGTGTTTGCTTAGTAATACCAAAGATGATATTAGATAGTAATCCATCATCTGTAGGATTACCATTCACATCAAAAAATATAGGATTCGTTATAGGTTGTAGATTATTCTTCTTGACGAAGTCATCCATATCTAACAAAGAGACCTCTAAATGATCTCCTCTAAGTTTATCTGCCATAATTTTATAACCTCCGTAGTTATTAATATGTAGAAATCCCATAGTCCTATATGTGGACTATGGGAATTTACACATCTAAACTCTACTGAAAACCATCTGAATTTCAGTTGGCTTATGACATACACAGGAAATTGCAATATTTGTGTTGTGGCGATTTATTACCTTCCCATTGTAATCTGTTTCAATGCTTTTAAACGCATCAATATTTGATTTATTACCAAATACAGTAACAGCTACACTATTCTCACATAGGTCAGACTTGACAATTTTATTACCAAGACAACCATATGGTGCTAGTATAAAGTATAAGATATTATTCTCGGTAAATAGACGACAAAATGTAGATAATGCATCTGTTTCTCCTATAATAAATTTAGATGAAAACTCTAGTAAGTCCATTTATGTCTCCGAAAATTTAATTAAAAATAGAATCATAGACAGCTAGTTCTGCATGTCTAATATGACACTGTTGTAGGTGTCTTTTATTATAGTATTTATCTCTTCCGATAGCTTTATATGAACAGCATTCTTTGCACATTTGGTTTGTACATACAGCACATTCACTTTTAGATCTATCGTAGATATAACTAGTTTCAAAATTATTATAGATTTCTGGTATACGATCATACTCTAATAGATCAGCTTCTACGTTATCGGCATAGATACCCTCATAGACAGCACAGCATGTAGATATCTTACCATCTGATGTAACTACAAGCATATTACCATAGTTACATATCACAGTCGGATCTTGTTTGCTATAGTAATCATGGAGATTGTATAAATCAATATCAGTATCTTTTACATATTTAAGTGTATCAGAAAGACTCTTTCTAAAAGTAGCCACAACTAGTGGAACGGTATAAGAATTATAATTACGGATAAAATAGTATTCCATATTCTTATATCCTAATTTATATAGATCATCGAAAGTCTCTTTCATATTATACACTTTTTCTGTAATAGCATATCTGATAATGATATCATTAGCAAACCCAGATTCACTTAAGCGTTTTAATGTATCCAATGTAGTAGATGGCTGGTTACCCTTAAGCTTTCTATAAGAATCTTCTCCATCATAAGAGATACTAATAGTTCTTCTCTCTCCTTGAGTTGCTATTAGGAAATCTCTTATAATCTCAAAGTTAGTACCATTACTGTATAGTCGCCAATCTATTGTAGTATCTTTATACCTAGTGATTCTTTTTAAGACTCTCATAGCTTTCATTACTAATGGTAATCTTTCTTTAGTGAATAATTCACCAGAGTTCAAACCTATAGTCAGCTTATCTGAAATATTGATATTCTTAAGCATCTCTAATAGATCATTCCATCTAGTGAATTCTTCTCCACTATTGGTATCACCATATAAGAAGCAATAGCTACAAGCCATATTACAATCTTTACTGAGAATCAACTCTAAGTTTGATAGTGTAAAATCATCTAAAGTATTAATCGTTTTCTTAGGGATAGTATACATTAGATAAATCCTTCTTCCATCATTTGTTCATTAAGATCATCAGCTTCGTCTCTAGTTAAACCTTCAAAACCAGGGATGTCATGGCCATTCTCTTTAGCTATATCCATCTCCAATAATTGTCTACCAGTGTAGTTTTGTTTATTGAAGTTTTTCTTTTTGGTTTTAGCCTCAAGTTCTTTCTCTTTTGCTTTCTTCTTAGCAGCTACACGTTCTTGGTACTTAAAGTATCGTAGAGCTACCATATACCATACAGGGGCATTCATTATCTCCATGATAGTTATTCGCCCACGATACTCATAAGATAACCTATTAACTTGGTCTAGGAGTTCAAAACTTGTACTAGCCGATGTCGTATAAAAACCAATTGTTGAGCTGGAGCCTCAGCAGCTTTGATTTCTTCACCACATTCAGGACATGTAGCAGCAGGCATTTGATAAGAGATATTGATAGCATCAGCATACTTATCAGCATATTCACCAATACGATCACTGATATCATTCAAGTCAATATCACTTAACGTATTGAAGATTTTGTATAGAGAAGCAATACGATATTTGTATGTCTTAACTACATCATTCTTATCTGTACGGAAAGCAATAGGAATCAATGCTTCTTTTTCTTCATCAATACGATATAAGGATTTAATAGTAGCGGCCATACCAACGAAAGTATCATACTTCTCAGTCATAGCTTTATCAACGAAGTTGATTTCGAATAGGATATTATACAAAGTGATAGGACCTACACCAATAGCGTATTTATCGGATACTTCCATTAAGTCTTCTTCTAGAGTACAATCTACAGAAGGATCTTGTTGGTAAATACGATCGAATAGTTCTTTATCTTTGTCAGAGCCGAATTTAACCATATCCATGATTTCACGTTTCTCAGCAAAGATATTATCACATTTAGTATTTTGACATTGGAAGCCAATGATATTTGCATTTTGGAAGCATGCTTTATATACAGCGAAGTATAAGTGGTCAATATCAGCATAGTGAATTTTCTTACACCAATTTTCAAAAGACCCAGCATTACATTTAGGATGCAAGTGTTTCCAAATCAATTCAAACTGAGCACGTGCAGCTTCAACGTTATTACGTCCTTCTTCTACATTGATCAAGTTTTGAATTTCAATAGCGGATAATGGAGAAACAGATACAGAGATACCAGTGTAAGGTAATACCCAAGTGAAGTATGGAGTTTCTTCGGCTTGTTTACTTAAGATATTACTTGCTGGCATAGTAGACTTAACAATCTTAAATTTAGATAAGTCGGTTTTCTTTTTATTAGGAATCAAGATAGTACGTAATTGATCTTTGAACGTAGCCATACGTTGGTTTAAACGTTCTTCACGTTCTTTCTCTTCGATCTCACGCATTTCATCAGCTAACCCTAAGTCATTGATAATATCATCATCAATGATATCTAAGTCTTCATCATCTTTAACATCTTCGATTTCTACTGGAGCTTGTTCTGGTACACTAGGAGTATCCAATAACTCAGCTTCAATATCATCAATAGTTTCTTCTTTAGCAGAAGATACCACTTCAGGTTTAGTTTCAACTTTCTTAGCTGGTGCATTCTTACGTGCTTCAGCTAATACAGCAGCATTACGTGCTTCAATTTCTTCTTTAGTAAGAGCTTCATCAGGATTAACTTCAGCATTCTTATCATAAGTAGAAACTACACGTACATCTCCACCTTCGATTTCTTTACGTTCTTCGTATTCATCAGCCATACGTTGAACTTCTTCGATTGCTGGACCGAAACGACGTTGGAATGCTCGACGAGTTTGTTCATCGAAGTCATTCATTTTCTTTTCGTATTCTTTCTCAGCAAAGTTTTCATTTTCATATTTAGCTACATCTTCGATAGCTACTTCTTTGATTTCATCTTCTGTAGGATTACCTAAGTTGTATAGCGGATTATCACGGATACTTTTAGGTTTCTCTTCTACAGGTTCAGGTGTTACAGTTGTATCTTCAACTGGTGTTTCTACTGTTGGCTGTTCTTCAGTAGGAACTACAGTATTACCAGCTTCAGCTTGCAAATCAGATAAGGAAAGAGTTTTCTTTTCCATCTAATAGTCCTCCTTAGTTATAATTGGAAATATCTTTTAAAGTAAGGTTATCCTTATCAAAAACTAGATTGATAGACGATGTATCAATAGTCATTCTGATAAGTAACACATTTACATTAATGAATGAGCAGTCTACAGTAATAGATGACATAGGGGCAAGATATGTTTGTATTTGCTCTTTTGCAGTCTCTTCTAATTCATGTAGTCTATCACTATTTATGAATTTATATCTACTATACAAACCAATACCACAGTTAGGATTGTTTTGTAATGTACCAGGTTCTAATAAGAATAGTCTAATGATATCCACAGCTATAGCTCTAGCATTAGTATATTCTACAGGTGTATTAAATGAATCTATAGATAAAGCGTATTCTTTAATCTTAGAAGACGTTTTATATTTATTATTATCCATAAGTGCCTCCTTTCGGCTTATTTGGTAGCTTTAAGCATCTTATTATAAAGTTGGGCCTGTGAAAACATACATGTAAACTGCCCTAAAGGAGGTACATATGGCAACGAAAAGATTTAAATGTCCTTTCTGTGAGAAACGTCTAGAACGTGAACCATTAGTAAGACATATACAAAATAAACACCAAGAATTAATCCCTGAGGGTTACTCTGCTGCTAGAATAGTATTCAATCTTATCAATAAGAAATCTGTAGGTCACTGTGTAATCTGTAAGAATGAAACACAATGGAATGAAAAGACTTGGAGATACAATAAGTACTGTAGTGAGAAATGTAAGAAAGAGATGCGTAAACGTGCTTTAGAGAATATGCATAAAGTACATGGCCGTTATTCATTTATGCATGACCCAGAACACCAAGAAAAGATGTTAGCCAATAGACGTATATCTGGTACCTATAAGCATTCTGATGGTGCTACGTTTACATATACTGGTACTTATGAGAAACGTGCTATTGAATTTATGGATAAGGTCTTACATATCCCTAGTGATGATATTATGATGCCTGGTCCAACTATCCAATACGTAGACCAAAACGGTGTTACACGAAATTGGATTACGGATATATATTATATACCATATAACCTCATAATCGAAGTCAAAGATGGAGGTGAGCATCCTAATACTAGAAGCATGCCTGAATATAGAGCTAAGCAAAAAGCCAAAGAGTTCAATATTATCACATTAGACAAGTATAACTATATCCGTCTTACTGATAATAACTTTGCACAGCTACTAGCTATATTCATGGAAATGCGTTTCAAGCTAGAGGATAATGATAATACTAAGACTTTCAATATTAATGAATTCACTTCATGGTGTGAGAATGCCATCAAGGAACTTAAAGGAGAAGATTAATGTCTAATCTAAAAGAGTTCACTGCTAACGTTGGTGGAGTTCCGCCAGCTAATGCTAGTGATCAAATCGTAGTACAATATGGTTACAGTAACTCCTTTACTGGTGATGAATCAGTAGAGGGTTATGGTTTAACCAAAGACTTAGAAGATGATACTATTAAAGTAAAATCTTCTGACGGTACAAAAGAATATAAGAAAGAAGAATTCTTAAAAGACCGTAAGTTTAACTTATACCGTTTCAAGGGTGAAGATAAACATAAACTAGAAGCCAATAACTTCTATGAACAATTAACTGGTATGGAACTAATCTCCCATGACCAAATCAAATATAATAAAGACTTTGAAGAGATTACATTTGAACCAAATAAAGCTTTGGTTGAAATGACTTCAGTTATTGCCACTCTAGAACAGGAAGCTGAAATGGCTGGTACAGACTTCTCTAAGTTACCAGATGACTATATGCCATTGATTGGCGAACTAGAGAAAGTTAAAGCTAAAGAGATAGTTAGAGATCATCCTGATATCAATATCATGTCTGATAATAATGGATACTTTGCTATCAATGTAAAGACTATGAACCGTACTGATTCAGTTATTGATATGAATGATGTATTATTAACTGATAACGTATTAGGTGACACACCATGTAGCAATAGTGATAACTACACTAAAGAAGCATTCTTAAACTGCGACCCTAATTCATTTGTACTAGCTACACCAGAATCAGAGAAAGAATTAGATGCACAGATGGATATCTTCTATGGTTTAACTAATGATCAACAACGTTTCTCTGATGATGTATCTATTAGACTATTTGGTAAAACCAATTCTGAAAGATATGAAGAGTTAAAGAAACAGTTCTTGAATCAACCGATAGCTTATGATAATATCTCTCTTACTGAAGATGCTGAAGTTGATATGAGTGAAGAAGATGTACAATTAAAGAATAGTGCAGTTCTTAACCGTGCAAACATGTTTGGTATCAATATCGCTAATAAGGGTAGGGAACTTCGTGCAGCTAAAGAATGGTCATTACATACAGGCATATACATTATGAATTTATGTAAATCCATTGTATCTTTAGAAGAGCTATGGACTCTATATAAAGGTATGCCTATTCAATTACAACAAATGTCTGACTGGAAACTATTAGAGTTGGTTGGTTGTACTAATGAAACGTTCTATAACTTTATGAAGTCTCATCTTCTAAATACAATGGAACTTAAATACCCAGATATCACTCTAATAGAGAATACTGATGTATGGGGTAATCAACCAGTAGAACCACAAATTCCATCAGGTGTACCATTCTTCTCTCCAGAAGAAATGGAAGCTACATTAAAGACATATACTAAGAAGCACAATACAGACCCTGATTGTGTAGATATGCTTGCATGGTTTAATGCTTATAAAGATTTATGGGATGGTGTAGACATCAGCTCTAATAGAGAGAAACGTCTAGCATTCAATAAATGGTTTACTATGGTTAATAAGACTATTAAACAATGGAGAACTTCTGAAAGTGAAGAAGAACTAGTTAATGCTACAGAGAAGCTATTAGCTTTAGGTGTACCAACTACAAAGTTCTTACCATCTGATAGCATTGCTTATAAGAAACGTCTTCAATCTGTGGCTAAACAAAAGATCATTGATAGAATTCTAAGAGAGTCTGCTATCAATGAAGCTAAAGATATCCCAGTAGAGTTTAATGACTATGGTGATCTCTTAATCACTAAACCAGAGAAGATTGATTATAATAATGAATTCTTCAAAGTACATCGTCTATTAGTTATCTATATGACTGCTGGTAACGTAGAGGGTGTTAAATTTGAATCAGCTAAGCTATGGTATATGAATACATGTATCGAGTCTATGTTAAACAAAGGTCATAAGAATAAGAAACTCATTGATACTAGAGCAAGAATTCTAAATGACTTTACTAAGTGTATGGTATTCATCCTGAATAAGGAAGATAACTTTAACTTCACTAAATATTATAGTACAACCAAATTCAATGATAAGGTTATCCGTATCAAAGGGTCTACATTGAAATATACGTTGGATTATCTTAAAGCAGTCTTATTCTTAAGATAAAAATTGATAATTGGTGGTACATAACTATATATGTACCACCATATATTGTGTCTGGAGGAAAGCATTATGATACTGACTTTAGGACAAAAGTTTCTTAAATATGATAACGATAATAATATTAAGGAACTTTACAGAGTAACGTCAACCAATATCAAGAACTTCTACGGTGTTACTGAGATTATCGGTAATACTGGTAGAAAGAGTATAGCTAGAGATGTGGTTAATAAAGAATACAAAGTTCTTAATCCACATTGTAAGCTACATATTGAAATAGCACAGTTGAAGAATGGACAAGAAGACGTAGTCATCTCTATCTATAATGAAAGAGAGTCTTATGGTTACCCATTCTATATCTGTAGAGTAGGTTATAGAGATCCTGTAACTGGACATCTACAACCTGGTAAGTGCTGTACTAAAGCCTTATTAGAGAATAACTCAGTAGAAGAATATGAGATGTCTTATATGAATCTAATGAGTGATGTAAAAGAGTTACACTCTAAGATGACTATTGATTTATACGTAAATGATAATCATAGTACAATCATTCCACTCATTGCTACCAATACAGTTATCACTGAGAAGATCTTTGATCTCTTAGTTGATAGATGTTTTGATATTACATATAAAGACACTCCATTAGGTGGTCTTACTAAGTTCTTTGATGGGATTAATTTCCAATCCTACTTTAGAGCTAACTTTAAAATTAAACGAATTGAACTATCGTTTAAAGACAGATATCTTACACATGGTCAATTGACTCGTGGAGATATCTTCGTTCTTGAAGCAGCAGCTAAAGCTATCTTCTTAGATTGTATAGTTACAGAATATTACCATGACGTAAATCTATATGATATCAAGAGCAAGTATATGCTAGTTGAAGATAAGAATGATAGACTCTATGTAGTCAACTATATAGACAAGAATGAAATCCAAGGTATATATCTATAAAACCAAAGAGTTTTATGGTTATATAATATAAAGGTGTGTACATGGGTATTGTGTAGACATTTACAGTACCCCAAACACCTAGGTAATTTTCTATATTTTAGAGTAAGGAGGAAATAGCTATGAGTTATTTCAAACCAGGATTCGTTCAAGATCCAAATCTTATGCAACCACAATTCACTTCCATGGAGTATCTAGTGGATGCAATTAATCAAGGTAATCCTCGAAACAAAGAGGATAATTCTGTACAGAATGAGGAAGTGGATATCCAATTGGATTTCGCCGACTTCGATGCAGATTACACTGGTAAACTAGTTTCTACTAATGAAATCTGTTCCCAAGTATCTGATGTACTTGGTCGCATTTTTCCAGATTTTGCTGGATGCCGTGAAGCATACAGCAATGGTCGCATCTATATCGAATTAGGTTTCGATATCAACTTAGGTGCTGGTCAAGACGGTATCAAAGCATTAGAAACTTTAAAAGAAGCTCAAGCTAATAATCAATTGGATGAGCAAACTCAACGCATCATGGCTATGACTAATAGTATGCGTAATAGCCGTAACTCTAATGGTTACATCGATGAAAACTTCGCTGGTTTCCGTATGACAGATATGGCTATTACTATCTTGAAAAAGATTGCTATCTCTGATTACAACCGTGATGACAAACATAACAAAGACTTCCGTACAATCAATATCGCATACGAATATGATCAATACACTAATAAAATTAGCTTGATCGTTCGTGGTATGACATTGGAAAAAGCTATGTCTTTGGTATATGGCGACAAATACCAATACAAAGTTACATTGGGCGCACAATCCCGTCGTAACGATGTAGGTTATGTATTAGAAGTACGTCGTATTAAACAATCCAAAGTTAACGAACTTCAAAACCGTTACGTTGGTACAGTTGTTGGTAATGACCGCTTCGTAAAACCACGTCGCTAATTTGAAATGATATCACTATGATGAGTTATATTAGTTCACTAGTATTCCGTATCATCAACTACTTATTCATCATAGTGATACAATAAAAATTAACCCTGCACTAGATAGTGAATTAAACTTGTACTACTCTTACACACTTAATCTCTTTCTAACGCAATTCATATAATACGTGCAGGGTTTATTTTTTTCTTTGAGGAGACTTACAACTATGGAAAAGAAACAACTCACATTCGAAGTTGTTGAAGGTGGTATTGATGCTATCGTAGAAGAACGAGGTAATACTCTTATTCGTTTAGCTGAAGTATCATGGAATAATAGACCTGCAAAACTTGAGATCCGTAAATGGATGGTTAATACTGATGGTGATTTCACTCCTAACAAGGGCGTAGTATTCTCCACTCCAGAAGGACCTACAGAGTTAGTCCATGCTCTATTAGAGAATGGATTTGGTGACAATAAAAAGATCAAAGAGATTATGGAGTCTCGTGGGGTTGATCTTAACGTAACTATTGAGGAATCCGAAATTTCTGATAATAATGGGTCAGATTACTATGATCCTAGGGAGATTTTGGAGGGCTAATCAGTGGCTTCTGATAATACAGTTTTATACAAGAATGGTACAGTGTATGACAATTCATACATCTTCTCCATTTCAAGCTTAATTGGTAAACTATACCGCTCTAACTTCTGGTCTCAAGCCAGAATTGATAAACTATTTGATAGACTAGGTGTGGCTAAAGAGGACGTTAAAGGTTCTGTAGATTGCCATGCCTTCTCTATCCCACAATTGAATAATATCTCTGATAAGCATATTCTAAGCTATATTGTAAAGTGCTATCATAATAATAAAACTGAATTATTAGAGTTAGGCTTTACAGAAGAAGAGTTTGAATATCTTATCAAGAATATCGATGCTATTCATAAGATCTATATTATGAATGACCGATATATTATTTCAATTTGCTAAGAAACATATTAATGAAGCTATAAGCGATTATAGTTTTGAAAATCCTTTCTTTGCATAAAGCATACATACAATATATCTCCTCTAACTAGCACTGCTGGTTAGGGGATATATTGTCTTTTATTTTTTATAAGCATACAAACAATTCTGTAATAGAGATGGCTAAGTTGTGTTGGCTTTGATCCTGCTCTCTATTATATACACACTTAGAGTGTGTAGAGGTGATTATCATGAACGTCAAAATGAAATATGGTTTACGCTCCAATCATTATTAAACCATTAAAATTCACATACACCTATAAATGAAAATCTCTTTTCAAAAACAAAAACTGACATGGTCTACTATGATCACTCCCATCACGAGAATAGTAGACGTCTACCAAACCCCTAATACAAACAAACGCAATATACTACTATATGTAAAACAAACAATCCTTATTATCATTTTACCTCTACACACTCTAAATGCTGTATGGTTCTACTGACCATACAGCATTACTACCGTTATTTTTTATATTCTTATAAACAATTCAATAATGATGGTTAAGTGCAAAAGTAACTGACACAACGAATACATACTCAATACGAAAATTTTTCATGGTATTGCTTCACTGATACTGAAGCATTCAGACACCTCTATAGGCAGTCTACATCTATAGAGATACTTGACTCCGCAATCAATTTAGAACATTACCTAGTGCTTAACTAACTTTAAATATAACCTATCACAATAATTAATCTTTCTGGGTGCTTAACCATCATGTGGAAATGAAAACCAAAGAGATTCCCTATATAGGCAATGCCTATATAGGGGTTTCTTGGGTCTTAGATATGATAGTTCTCAATAAGCTTACTGATATTACCTAAGAGCTTATGTAGATTAGATTTGATGTGATCACTAGTTTCTTTAATACCATGTGTACCATCGGCATCAAATGTATCAATATCTGCCATGATGGATACTATACCATTATTATAAATGGTAAATGTATATTTAGCAGTCTCATCAAATACACAGATACCAATGGCATTACCACACTTGCGTACTTGTTTGCTTAGTTGTACTGTATCACTAATATGGATATTTTGGTGAGTATCACTAATATTAGGATAGATACAGTTAGACATAGTATCAGATACTAATTCAGATGCTAGTTGAACATCGTCTAAAAGATATTCGAAAGTAATTAGGTTCATAGTAGCCTCCCCATTGATGGAATAAGATCGGTAATTAACTATTATAAGTGTTTAATGAACTTTACATTTATATAACTAAAGAAAGGATGTGATTTTCCTTATGAATCTAGATATAACTGGTGGTCAAGGTAATCCTATGAATCAAATGATTCCTGCTAACCAGAACGTTGTAGATTTCTCTCAACGTAAGATATATTTCCAAATGGGTACTAGAAACAAATCTTTCTTAGATATGCACAAGTACCTAGAAGCTATTGGTATAAAGAATAATAAATTCATGCTAACTCTATTGGATCCAGACTTAGCGTATATTGACCCACACGATCCAAACTTAAACCAATACTATAAGTCTAAAGTCTTAGCTGAGTGTATGGTAAACTTCTGGTACTTCGTGCGTGAAGTTGTACGTGTACCAGCTCAAGGTGGTAGTGGTACTGGTTCATACTATACGTTAACACGTGGTGGTATGGCACTATTCTTCTGTACTATCTATAATTACAATATCTTCCTAGACTTACCTCGTCAGCAAGGTAAAACATTGTCTGCATCTATATGGTATCTATGGGCATTTAACTTTGCTACATCTAACTCAACGTTTGCATTTATGCATAAGTCTTTGGACGGTTCTAAAAAGAACTTATTAGGTCTTAAAGACTTACGTGATTGCTTACCATCTTACTTACAAATGACAGAATCATTTACAGTTGGTGATAAGAAGACTAAAGCACAAAACTCTGTAATGACTTTGTCTCATAGTATTAACCGTAACCGTATTATCACTGTAGCATCTGCTCGTACTCGTGTAGCTGCACAGTCTTTACTACGTGGTATGTCTGTACCATTATGGTGGGCTGACGAATGGGCATTCGCACCATATAATGAAGACATCTATCTTAATGCTATCCCTGCATGGAAACGTGCAGCGATGAACTCTGAAGCCAATGGCGCACCATTCGGTATACTATTCACTACTACACCAGGGTTCTTGACAGATGAAATGGGTAGATATGCTAATAATATGCGTGAAGATGCTACACCATTTAGTGAAAACTGGTATGACTTAACTAAAGCACAGATTGATGAAATCAAAGCTGCTAATATGAGAAGTAGTTTCGTCTATATCAGATTCACATATCAACAATTGGGTCGTTCCGAAGAATGGTTTAAACAAATCTGTATCGACATGCAGAATAAATGGGAAGCCATTCGTCGAGAAGTTTTGTTGGAATGGGCAGATTTCTCTGAGAACTCTCCATTTACGCAAGATGAACTAGAAACTGTAGATAGACTTACTATAGATCCTATAGCTACTATACCATTAAACAATAATAAGTTTACTTTGAATATGTATGGTAAGCTTGAATACAAATCTAATGGTGAACCTGTAGATCCACCTATCATCGGTGTCGACGTTTCTGGTGGATATAAACGAGATAGTTCTGCTATTACTGTAATCGATTCTAAGACAACTAAAGTTATAGCTATCTTAAAGTGTAACTATATCAGTCAGAAAGACTTAGCTAAGTGTGTATACGAAATAGTTACTAAGTATATGCCTAATGCTGTAGTCAATGTCGAACTTAATGGTGGTTTTGGTGCAGCTGTAGTATCTATGCTCATGAAAACTAAGATTAAGAAGAATCTTTACTATGAATTTAAAGAACGTATCTTAGAAGAAGTCAACGAAGGACCAGGTAAAGTTAAACGTACTAAGAAATTAGTAAAAGTATATGGTTTGAACTCTAGTAAATCTGTACGTGAGCTCTTGATTCAAATTCTAAGAGAACGTATGGACAATCATAAAGATAAGTTCATATCTAAGATTCTATACCAAGAGTTCCGTGGTCTTGAGGTCAAACGTAATGGTAAAGTCGACCACTCTGCGACTACACATGATGATGCGACATTCTCCTATTTGATGGCATTGTATGTATGGTATGAGGGTAAAGATCTTAAAGAACGTTTCGGTATCAATAAGAGTACCATTATGACAGACTCTGCTACTGAGGAAGAAGTATTCAGTCCAGAAGCAGAAGAGCTAATGGATATCACTGAAGATATCGTTAAAGTTCAAAAGGATATGCTCAATACTGATACAACTAAGAAAGATAGTACTGAGCTTGTCAATGAGATGCGTAAGAGTCTTGGTATTACATTTGATGAATGGGATAAGCGACGTGAAGCTGAAGATGAGAAAGAACTCAAGGAAGCTATGAAGAATCCAGTATTCTTACAAGCTTATGCTACTAAGTATAATATGACTAAAGACCAAGTTGATCTATATCGTGATGAGACTACGTCTACACTACCATCATCTGCATATAGTATGCTACCTGATGAGGAATATAGTGTACTTCAAGGTAACTTAGCTAATAGATATAAGAATCTATAATGTATTTCCACAGTAGGGTACTTCCTTACTGTGGAATAATTTTTAAATAGTACATAAACAGAGCAGTAAAATTAATTAAACCCTATCAAGGAGGAGAAAGCGATGTTTGGTATCCATCAAAATGAATATGATATTGCATCTGAACGGGAGTTAGCTGAGATTCTATCCGTATTCAATTCTGATTATATCTTCGATGTAGTCAATTCTAATATTGAAAGACGCTATGAGTGTCATATAAGCCCTATGCCTAATATCCCTAACGTATTCAAATACAATTTCGAGAATATGTATATTAAGTTCCCTATGGACAAAGAGAATACTAAGGCTAGAGAGCAAGAAATCTATAACGCTATTATTGACCAAGTATGTAAAGCAACTAATCTTACATTCCAACCAGCTATTGACGGGTTGGATGCTTATTTCGCTGCTAACTGTATTTATGACTTAATCGTAGCAAGATTCAGTGATCATATGGTTACTGCTATTACTAAGCTTATCATCAACGAAGCTAATAATATTTGTGATGCTTTAAATATAGATGAGCTTAAAAAGAATAAAGATGCTAGCACTATTTACAATAGAATGAATCATAAGAACGATAAACTTGTGGTAATCCTATCCAATATGGAACTAGTTCTTAAATATATCGCTGGTTTAACTATTACATTTGATCAGTTTGTAAACTTAGCATACGATGCACCTATCAGTGACGTTATTAATAGTAACTTCAGTGATAATGGTACTATCTTTAGAGATGCTATGGAAGCAATCTTATCTAGTAATCAACTATTACCAGACTATATCACTAATATTAGATTAAATCTTCAAGGAGTAGAATTATAATGGAAGAAAATAAAGTAGTAGACATCAATGAGGTTACTGTAGTTACTGAGAATGAACCAGAAACTGAGATTCTTACACCAGAAGAACCAGTAGCTGAAACTACAGCACAACCGGAAGAGAAATCTCAAGATGATATCTTGAAAGAGGTTGAAGATGAAATCGATGCTTTAGAACTTGATAAGAAAGATATCAAAGCTGTAGATGCAGATTTCACACAAATCAAAGTAGAAGGTTTTGAAGATGCTCCTGTAGAAGCTATTGCTAAAGCCGCTACTGTATATGATAAACTTCAAGTACCTGAAGGTCAAGAAGAACCTAAGTTAAATCTTATCGTAGAACTAGGTGATCAATCTGTATACTTCTTGAATAAAGCTAAAGAACAAGAAGTTCCACAAGACATGCTAACCTCTTGGTTATATGGTACTGTAGTAGACTTTGGTCAAGCTTGTACAGTACAAGCATTTACTGCTATTAATGAAAAGATCGAAAAGATCACTAATAAAATCAATGAATCTGGCTTAGCTAATACAGCCGCTACAGATTCTTACACTAGTCTTGTACAACGTTTCCAAGATGGTATTGAAAAAGCAGAAGATCCTGAAATCAAAGCTCAAATGGAACACCGTCTAGCTTGTTTACAAGACTCTGAAAAAGCAGAATACATTATCAACTACTATAAGAACAATCATTCTGCTTTGAACCCTACAAAGCTATTGAAAAACTGTAAGCATAATCACGATACAATCACAAGAATGCTGAATAAAATCGGCATCAGTAAGCTTGATTCTGGTGTAGTATTTACTGCTGCACAAGAATTAGGTTTACCATTGTATCCTATCTATGCGGTGGAACATGCACTAGCTAAAATCAATATCAGTGATAAGGGTAATGTCTTATTCTTATTCTACTTCCTATTAAACCTAGCTAATGCTATTTCTGCCCGTAAAGCTAATAAGGAGACAGATTTCACGAAACAAATAATTAATAATTTCGTGTCTCTTATCACTTACTTAGACCAAGCGATGAACGAGTACATTAAAGAAAAAGAAGCTAATCGTCTTAATCGCTTGCAATCTACAGGTAAGACTAAGAAACGCAAATAATTATTATTTACTATAAGGAGGCTTTAATGGCAGACTATTTTAAAAATGGTCCTAAGTTCCTAGAAGTCGATCCTACAAGAGATATGCCTTTTGTAAAAGTATATGATGCTGAGTATACCCGAGGATACCAATGTCCTCGGGTTGAACTCATTGATGTAACACATGAGATCAAACAAGCACTGCTTGTTCGATTTCAATATGCAACACCTGAGCATTGCTATGCTTGCTATCTTGAGGCAGGGTCTCCGACTTTATGGGATATAGACTATGTGAAAGATGGCAGATTGGTTAAATTAAGTGGCCGTGTTAAAGGTTTTGAATTCTTAAGACATAATTCACGTGCACCATTTACTTATAACCTAAACAAAATGGACATGGAAGATCCAACTGTAGTAATTCAGTTCGATTGCTCTATGGACTATGATTCCAGAGTTGTATCTATTGATATTACCAAACTTCGTAGATTACAATTCTCTAAAGCGAACTATGATTTCTTAAATGATGGTGTAGCTATCAAAGTACCTAATGATGCTTACAACTTCATGGATCGTAAGTTCCCTATTATTAATAAAGAGCTAGACTTATTGCCTCGTCCTTTGGATACTAAGAATACTATTGTAGCTGACAATATGTTTGCATTATGCTATGAATTAGCTGATGCTGGTACATTAGATGCTACCAACCTAGTATCTGCGAACTCAATGTTTAGAGAATGCCGTAAACTTGCTAGTGTTAAATTGGAAAACATCGGTAAGCTCACTTCGGCGAATGATATGTTTTATAATGCTAAAAGCCTTACATCTGTAGATCTAAGTGGATCTACAGATCTTCGTTTTGCCGATGGTATTTTCTATCAATGTGAGAAACTTGAGTCTGTTAAATTGGACGTAACTAAATTAGAGACAGCAGATGTAACGTTTGCTGGATGTAATGCACTTAAAGATATTGAATTGACACCAGCTAAAGGTCTTAAAACAGATCTTTGGTTGAGAGATTCTGATAAGATTACAGATAAGTCTGTAGCTAATATCATCAATGCATTATCCCCTGACGTTAAGGATAAGCATATTACTTTCCCTAAGAATACTGACTGTCCTAAAGAAGTTGCTAAACTAGCTAATGATTTGATTACTAAAGGTAATTGGGTTCTTGAAGGACTTGTATTACCACCTAAAGAAGTTTGGGTTATAGAAACTATTGAGAAAGAAGAGGAAGACAAAGTGATTGTTAAAAAAGATGGCGTATTAGACCAAGTCGAAACAAAAGATGACATTGTAACTAATAAACCTGAAGATAAAAAAGAAAATGCAACCCCTAATCAACCTGGTACAGGTGAAACTACGCCTACTGTAACTCCAGGAAAAGAAGAAACTACACCTACTGAGGGGCATACTACTGGTGGCACTACTGAAACTCCTGTAGCACCGGTTACACCAGCAGTTCCTACTACAGGCGAAGAAACTCATACAGAAACACCAGTTGCTCCTGTAAATAATGAAGAAACTCATGAAGCTACTCCTGCTGTACCATCTACTGGTGAAGAAACGCATACAGAAACTCCTGCAGTTTCTGGTGCTACAGAAGAAACTCATACAGAAGTTCCTGGTAATACTGAAACTCATACAGAAACACCAGTTACTCCAGTTGCTCCTACTACAGGTGAAGAAACTGGTACTGTAGTTGATGATACTAACCCTGTATTACCACCTACTCCTGCTGTACCTACTACTGGTGAAGAAACTCACACTGAAACTCCTGCAGTTCCTGGTGCTACAGAAGAACACACTGAGCAACCAGTAGCTCCTGTAAACAACAAAGAAACTCATGAAGCTACTCCTGCTGTACCTACTACTGGTGAAGAAACACATACTGAAACTCCTGCAGTTCCTGGTGGCATTGTAATTCCAGGATCTACTGAAAATGAACCTCCAGTGGTATATCCAGTAGCTCCATCAGTAGGCGGATCCGATGATACTAACCCTGTATTACCTCCAACACCAGCTCCAGCTGAAGGTGAACACCATGAAGAAACACCAGTAGCCCCTGTTCCTCCTGTTGGTTCTGAAGAACATCACGAAGATGGTCATACAGAAGAAACTCATGCTGAAGAAAACCACACTTCTGAAGAAACTTCTCATGAAGCTATACCAGTAGTTCCTGGTAATACAGAAGAACACACTGAAACAGCTTCTCCAGTAGCTAATACTGAAGAAACACATACAGAAGTTCCTGCAGTGCCAACTACAGGTGAAGAAGCTCACGAAGCTACACCAGCAGTTCCTTCCACAGAAGAAACTCATACAGAATCTCCAGTAGCTAATGAAGAAACACATGAAGCTACACCTGCTGTACCAACTACAGGCGAGGAAGCTCATACTGAAACAGTTGGTACTACAGAAGAGCATACTGAAACAGCTTCTCCAGTAGTTCCTTCCACAGAAGAAACACACACTGAAGAAAACCACACTTCTGACGAAGAAACTTCCCACGAAGGCACTCCTGCAGCTCCTGTAGCTAGTGAAGAAACACATACAGAAGCTCCTGGTACTACAGAAGAACACACTGAAACAGCTTCTCCAGTAGCTAATACCGAAGAAACACATGAAGCTACTCCTGTAGTTCCTTCCACAGAAGAAACTCACACTGAAACTCCAGTAGCTAATGAAGAAACTCATGAAGCTACTCCTGTAGTTCCTGGCACAGAAGAAACTCATACTTCTGAAGAAGGTCATACAGAAACTACAACTCCAGAAGCTGCAGCTACAACTGAAGAAACTTCCCATGAAGGCACTCCTGCAGTAGCTACAGGTGAAGAATCTCACACTGAAACTGCTGGTGTAGAAGAAAACCATGCAGAAACTTCTGAAGAACACACTGGCGCAACTGAAGAAGGCCATACCGAAGAAACACATACTGAAGTTCCTGGCACTACAGAAGAACACACTGAAACTCCAGTAGCTGAAGGCGACAGATTATAATATTTTAAGAATGTAAGGGAACGAGTGATATAATGGAAACACATATTTGGACTATTGATGGTACCGATTTAAGCCAAGTAAGAGATAATGAAGAACCTGGTGTCGTCCGGGTCAAGACAATTAACTTTGTCATTTGTAGTATAATTAATATGGTATCTATATATAGTGATATGCGTCCTAAAGTATCTGGGTTTGGGAAATTAGATCAATATAGGGACAGTATCGCTACTAGAGCTCATTTAAACCTAGTCCGAAATGCTCTAGATAGTATTATTAATGATGGTATCGTTAATATATTAGATACTGGTGTTGAAGATAATATGCCTATAAGTATCAGTGAGCTCCTAGAAGTCTATACTAGTGCTAACGATAAAATCTTTGATAAGTTTTACCGAAGAAGAGTGATCAAGTACAATAGCGATAAACGTTTACACGTTTATGACTTATTAAAGTGCTTCACCCTAGTTGGTGCTATGTGTAGAACTCTGGGAGTATATGATAACGACCCAGAGTTTGTAGTCGATGTAAAAAATGATGTATATAACGATAAAGTAATTATAGATAGAGAATTCTTTATGAATCTATATGAGCTAGTCAGAAAAGTAATAGATAAAGTTGAACGAAGAAAATTGGACTACGGGACACATATATCTAAAGATACTCTTAATTCTAGAACGATTGATACATTGGTGGCTGAAGATGAATACGGTGCTATAACCACTAAGGAAGCACAAAAAATAATCGAGAATCTGGTTCGAAGATGCATTATTCTTTCGGGGAGTCTATAAGTACTATAATTTTTGTAATTTATTTTTAAGTCAACTTTGAATTACAAACTAATAGATATATTTCAAAAACTGTTTTTACTATGTAAAAAGCATTATATAAGAATCTAGCATGTAAGCGATCTAATCAGAAAATACATTATAACAAGCAAGACTATAATACTTATTTCATTCCACTAATCCCTAAAGTGGTATGAAGGCAATCATTCGTTTATCAAACACATTAAACTATTATTCTTTAGAATAGCTCTTTTCTAAAAAATAACGACAAAGGACCCCAGTATAGGCATTGCCTAT